CCGGAACTGATAGAGCAGTGGCGCAATGAGTGGATTTATAAAGTACCGCATGGCGTTGATGAACTCGATTTTCTCGCCCAGCGTGGTGCCCAATGGGGCGCAGATCAAGAGCTGGAGGCGTGCTGTGCGCTGATGGACGATTGGGGTCTTGATGGCGAAGACCTGATGCTGTGCCGCCGCCCCAAGCCGCCGAGCTTGAAAGAGCAATCCTTGAAACACCTAGACGTGATGGAGCGGGATGGGCATTACTTGCCTGAGATCCTGCAAGATCTTCGCCGTGCCGTGGAGAAGCTCGATGACTAAGTGGTTTTCCATACGCAAAGCAGACTTCGACAAAACCTTGTTTTTTGGCATCGGCTTTGGTGGCGACTTACCAGAGGCAACGCTTGCACTTTTCTTTGTTATTGGCGAGCGCGTCATCTGCATTGGTCCGCATAAATGACTGAACACAACCTCCCCGACAAAGACGATGCCCCTTGGCTTGATTGCATGGATGGGTTCAAGACTGATGACTGGGTAAAACGCGCAGCTCAAGAGTCCCGCGCCAAAATAGCGCTCGAAATCTTTCGAGCTTTTGATATCTCCGCCTGTGAGCGTGGTATCTCCGATGGTCCAGTTCTTGCCGCTGCGTTTAAGGAGGCAATCAACCAACTCCAAGAAAGCCCTGGAATTATCAGTTGTTCGCGGCTCCTGTACATTGCAGAAGCTCTTGAAGAGATTGATCACACCCCACCGCCCAAGCTGGTACGGCAGTGGCTACTGGAGTATTACGGCGGCGATCTTGGGGAAGTAAGTCCAGAAGAAATGTACGTCGCTAGGTGTGCCGCCCAGTGGGGCTACGAGCAGCACGAAAAGGCGCTGCTTGACGCTATGCACTCCATAGTGCCGCAGCCTTACGAACCAGAATTTGAGTAGTCATTACCCCTAATTACCCATGCCCGTAACAACAATCAAACGCTGTCAATCTGAATTTGAGTGGTGGTGGACAGTTGAAGACTGCGCTGCCGAGTACGATGTAGAGCCTGGCTCTGGCCTCACCATCAAGTATCACGACGACAATGATCAAGTGGGTGAGATAAAGCTAAGCCTTAGCAAAGAAGACGCTCTTCTCATTCGTGATGCAATCAATCAGCTTTATCCGCCCTCTTAGCCGCTTCCACTTCTATGTCTGAACTTTCACCCGCCGCAAAAACAGTCCTAGACGCTTTCCTCGGTGACTCCGAGCACACAGGATTGCAAATGGATGACCTCCGCGAAAACGTTGCCGCCGCCCTGCGAGCTGCTGCGGATGAGGTATGCCTCCGTTGGGCTGAGCTGAAACATCCTGCAGATGTTTTGAATACCATCGCTGACGAGCTTGAAACCTCGTAATCACCTTCGCTACTTGCTCGGCGACTTGCTCGGTAACTTGCTCGGTGAGCAGTCACCTTCACTAGGCTACGTAGCGATAGAGCCCAAGCACCTGCTCGCCCTCGAGGCGTCTCACGCTTGGGTCATCAATCTTCGTAGCTCTTACTTGACTGGTACTTGACTGGTACTTGACTGGTACTTGATCAGTACTTGATCTAGCCGCCAGCGACAGCCGCACTCCCCGCTTCCCGACTCAGCGAGGGTACTTGATGGGTACTTGCTGACGGTCTTACGAGCACGTCCGTATCCCATACGGGCACGTTCGTATTTACACGTACTTGTCCGTAACTCCTAATGAACTTCTAATTTTCCCCAAATTAGGAGTTGCCAGCATCCCCCTGTCTTCACCGGCAGGGGGATCTTTTTGTGCCGCTTTTCAGCGGTGCATTTCGATTCCTGCTGCGATGTCAGTTAGCTTCTCTTCTCTTACAGAGGTCTCACAGAACTCCAAGACCGGGCCCATCGCCGTCAGCTCCACCGGCTGGTCCAGCTGCCCACCTGAATGCGGCATGAAGGATGAGTGTTACGCCATGAAGGGCTACCACACCAGACTTCACGGCGATGCCATCACCCGCCATGAGCGCGGCGTCCCGCCCGAGCAATTCATCAAGCAAGTCGCCGCCCTGCGTCCCGGCACCATGTTCCGCCACAACGTCGGCGGGGACCTCTGGCACCAGCGCGGTCGCATCGATCGGACCCTGCTCAAGCTTTTAACCCAGGCTGTCCAGCACCTCTCGCATGCCTGGACTTACACGCACCACAGGCCCGACAGCTGGAACCAGTACGCCATTCGCCTTGCCAACCGCACTGGTTTCACGGTGAACGTCTCGACCGAAACCCTCGACGACGCCATCAAGTACTACCGCCGGGGCTATCCCGTCACCTGCGTGATCGACGGGAGCGATACCGCCACCTTCCGCCACAAGGGCGTCCCCTTCAAGGTCTGCGAGAACCAGGCCACAAACAAGACAACCCAGTGCTGCGGCTGCGGCAACGGCACCCCCATGTGTGCCATCCCTGATCGGGATTACATCGTGGCCTTCATCAAGCACTGATTCATCGACACAGCGCAAGACCAGGCATACACTTCGCCCGCCCTCTCCTTTCTCATGGCCAACGTCACCGTGAACCCCCTCGTCCCCGGGCTCCAGCCCGTCACCCTCGCCAACGCCACCCCTGACGCCCTCTCTGATGTCATCCGCACCTACCGCGCCAACGGCATCCCCTACCGCATTCACTACGGCACAACCAAGCACTACCCCATCGCAGCCAGCTTCATCAGTCGCTGAACTGCAGCTGAGCGCCCACTGCGTCTATCGCTACTGGGCAGCACTGCAGGACATCCTGCACCGCGAAGCAGCGACCGAGGAGCTCAATGACTCCACCGGTCGCCGCTACACCGCAGCTCAGTGGTACCGAATCCTCAACCCCTACATGGAGCAGATGATGGCGCCACCACCGAGGGGCGACATCTGAACACCACACCGTCAACAGCGCAGGCGGGCAGGGCCCCCAGCCCGTCTACCTGTTGGCAGCGCTCCACATGACGCAAGGCCTGCGCACGATCGTTCTGCTGGCGCATCAGCCAGCTCAGGCGAACAGCTTCCATCTCAGCCCTCCAGGATTCCCCAGTGGCCGGCACGTCCGCTGCACTCGTACTTCAAGCCGCGATACGTGCACAGTTGCGGCGTCTCACTCCGACCCCGCTTCTTCAGTTCCTCAAGGAACTGCCGCTCAAGGGAGCTGAATCCCTTCAGCCAGGCCCGCAGAACCTGCATCACACGCCCTCCAAACGCGGCATCCCCGTCGTCTGATGCCGTGATTGCAGCCCGAAGGCTCGACGATTTCCATCACTCTAGGAATTTCCTAGAGGTCGAGCAGCATCCCAATCAACGTGACGATGATCAGCCCCAGGAGCGGCGCCGTCATCAACGTCGCGAAGATCATCACATCAGCACTCGGCCCTTCCATGGCCTCACAACTGGCACTGGCCAGCGCCTGGGTCGCCGCATCCGCAGTCTTGCGGCTTCTCGTCGACCAGCCCGAGCACCTTGACTCCCTCGAGCAGTTTGTCTGCTTCAGCCTCGCTAAAGAGCTCACTGAGTAGACTCTCGAGGATGAATTCAGGCTCAACCGTTTCAAGGAACTCCCACTTTGAGCCCGGTTCCCAATCCAAATCCAGGAATCTAGCCCCGCTTTCTGATCGATAACAGCGGATTGTCAGCCCATCCTCTACCTCAAGCACCTCTTCTTCCACTGCATCATCAATGCTGTGGACCTCTACAAGGCTGTCATCCATTGCTGGACTCCGATTTTGTTCACTCTAAGGAGATCTCCATGCTGCTAACCACAGCCAAGCTCTCGTTCATGAGCCTCACCCCGATCGCTTCGCTTGATCTGCCGCCTCAGATGCAGGTATCCGCCATCACCGCTCAGGCGTCCGTATCCTCCACGGCGGACAACTCGCTGAAGACCGTCTCGACCGAAGCAAACAAGAACTTCCCTTCCTCGCTCACCACCACATATGCCTCTCCTTCGGCGATCGACTCGTAGTAGTCATCAAACCAAAGACTCAAGTCCATGGGGCTGATCTCGGCGCAACGCTTGACCGAGACAGCCCCTTTTTCTATGCGGCGCCAGTGCAGCACATCACCGCTCTTCCAGCCCAGGTCTCGCGTGACCTCCTCGGGCAGCTGCAGCACACCGTTGTCCTGCACTTGGATTGTCCAGGTCTTGTTCATGATCATTCGTCCTTGGTTTGACGGCTCAAGCTGATCAGCGTTGTCAACACGCTCATCAGTACAGCCACGCTTCTGTTGTCGCTGTCTTCGCAGCCGAGGCGCCGTGGATCCAGCTTCTCGGACACATCAGTTCCGATGTACTTGGCATAGAACGGCCACTGCCGTGGCGCCACGACGAATGCGCAGTTCATCCACTGAGCAACCGACAACGCCGCCGTTGCCAGCGCCACGCCAACGACCGAACGCCAGAGCCAATTAGGCATCGCCCTGCCGCTCTCGATACACCGTCAGCACCAGGTGGCGACCCATCAAGGCCATGTCCACCTCCTTGACGCCCGGCTGCCGCATCAATCGATTGCGGTGATAGATGCCGTCCTCGATCAACTTCGCGTACGACAGTGGCTCAGTAGATCCAGTAGCAGGCTTGGGCGCAGGAGCCGTAGGTGGTGCTTGCTCCGCACCAAACGACTTCAGCCAATGCCACACCAATCCCGCCACGCTGCTGGCCTGGAACCGTCCGCTTTCGCCGATCCAGTCACTCGCTATGCCGTATGAGAAGCCCAGGACGGCGATCCAATCCCGCAGCTCCATCGCTCGCGAGCGGTGTTCCTGGGCATTCTATGAGCGCTCTGTCGGGCGAAATCTGTTATGCCTCTTAAGAGTTTTTAGGTTGAGCGTCCACCCCAAGAACGATGCAGCGATACCGCGCCATCCTGATCGATACCCGCACCAACCAACCCCTCAGCCCTGACTGGCACCCGACGATTTGGCCCACTGAACTCGAAAGCGCCAATGCCAGCCTGGCCAGCCGTGACATGACTTACCGCTGGCGGTGGCTTGATCGCGTGACTACCCTTCATGGATCTGTCACCCTGCAAGCTGCAGCACACGATGCTGACTCTTGACTCGGCGCTCATTGCGATCGTTGCCGAATTCACAGGCCCCTACGCCCCCTATCAAGGCGTAGCACTGACGCCTTGCTCGGGTGGCGGCGTCTTTGTGTCAGCAACCGACAGCGGCAAGATTGCCTGCATGGCATACGACCGCAAGGGACGCGGCGACGAATCGATCTATCTGCTGCCATCCACTGAACTCGTTCGCAGCTGCAAAGGACTCAAGACAGCCGAACGCGAGATCACCATTGGCGACCAGACCGCCCTGATCACCACGTTTCGCAAGAGCGCAGCCAATGAGGTCAAGGAGATCCCGATCACCAAAAGCCAGACGACACCACCCCCGCTGGCCAAGATCATGCGCCACTGCATCGACACCTGGGGCGCCACTCCCGTGGCTAGCAATACCGCTGGTCGCTATGCCACGGACTATGTCGAGAAGGCGATCAAAGTCTTAAGTACGCGCGAAAAGTCGCTGGTCTTCAGCGCATTCGACGGCGGTCCCCTGCGGATCCAAAGCGACTGCGGTGACATCGTTGTCCTGGTCATGCCGCAAACAGCGGAGCCCATTCCGCCCCTGCCCAGCTGGCTCGAACTGTTTGCCCAGTAGTGCAACTTGCTTGCCACACGCAATTTGCTGGTTAGCCTGGAGCGCACCCAAGCAACCCACGTGTCCTTCTGCACGATCGTCGTTGCTCTGGCAGCTTCTCCCGTCGCGGCTGTTGCTGACGGCAAAGAGGTCCTCGAGGCCTACGCCGAAACCACTACAGACGAACCCGTCAATCTTTTGCTACGTGTTCGCAGTGGCACCAGCCCCGCGCAGCGTTTCGCTGCCAAGAGCAAAGGAGACCTTCTGATCATCTCTGGTGATCTGATCCTCTCCACCGATGGCAACCAGCCCATCATTTTGATTCGCACGCTCTGCAACGCCCAGCCCGATCAGTTCGTCAACGAAACACTGATCGTGGGCCGCCTCAGCAGCGATGCCAAGGAGTCACCCTCCTCCAAGAGCGTGAGTCGCAGCGTTGCCGTCAACCGCTACGTCAACCAGGAGGAGATCACCGACTGGTTCCGTGTTCGCGCTTACGGCTACTCGAAGGATCGCCTTCAGCAGGCCGATAAAGGCTCACTCGTTTCCGTCAGCGGCGTTCTCGAGCAACGCCGCAACCGAGACGGAGCTCCCTACCCCGAGCTCAAAGTCCGCCAGATCAAGGTCCACAACAAGAGCCGAGCTGGCAGTAGTTCGGCCAAGGACCCCGCTGCTGGTACCTCCGCAGTTGGCTACAGCCACTCGGACTTCACAGAAGACCTCGACATGCCCTCCACCTGGTAATCACCCATGGGATTCTTTCCTTCTGACTACCGTCCGGCTTCCGGCTCCAGCGCAGGCAACGACGCCGCCTCGTCGTCCAAGCGCTACTTCGAGTGCTCCGGCAAGTACCTCAAAGACGGCGAGAGCGTGACCCTGCGGCCCTGTGGTTCGCATGACACAGGCCACGTCATTGCCGGCTTCAGCTACTTCTCGATGGAAGGGCGGCCCAAGCGTTTCCCGAAATGGCCCGAGAACTACCTCGAGGACATCGGTCTGACCTACGAAGCCAAGCAGAACGGCCTTGACCCCGCCGATCCTGCCAACCGCAGCAAGCCCAAGTACTTCCTCAGCTTCACCGCTCTGAGCCGCGAGGTCGATGACTTCATCGTCGTCACCCTCGACAAGAAGGGCATCCGCGAGCAGTTCGAGGAGATCCTCGCCATGGAGGACTACACCATCCTTCCCAGCGGCGTCGCGAATTTCTTCGTGACGATCAAGCGCAAGGGCAGCGACATGAACACCAGCTGGCTGCTGACCCCCACCCTGAAGGCGCCGACCAAAGCGGACGAGAAGCGTTGGGCTGAATCCGGCCCCGGCATCTGGCTGCCTGCTCTCTACAACGGCGCCGATCCCTTCGCAGGGAAACCTGCCGACGGCCGGCCCGAGGGGCTGCCTCCTACCCATCGCGATGCCCTTGGCGCTGACCAAGAGGTAGCGACAGCCTCGATGCCAGAAGGCTGGTAAGTCTATTTACCATCTCCTTAAAGCCCCTTTATGCGTTAGTTGCATAAAGGGGCTTTTGCTATCGGGCTTGTACCATTTGCAGCGCTCTTCGGGCTATGGTCTCAGGCCAAGCCGCGCGACTGGTGCATCACTCTGCTGCACCTTTCGTTAAGCCGCGCAACAGCTGCTCTGACCGCTGTTCACTCCAGTAGTGACCAGACATATTCTTTGCGGCTTCACTGGCTAGGAATCGCATCGCTGCTGGATAGGTCACCAAGACCTGCTGTGCCATCAGCTTTGAGATCTCTCTGAGCTCCTGTTCTGATGCTTTATCTAGGGCGTTAACGAACTGAGCCAGCCTGAGCTGCTCACCTACGGTCGGCTCAAAACTGGCGTCACCGCCAGCTTCCGGGTGTTCGATCATGGACACCACGCCTCGTTAATTTGACCAACGCTAACCATTTATCCGAGTCATGCCTGCTGTTGCCTATTACAAAGCCTGCTTAAACATTTCATCTGTTTCCATTCCTTATTCAGGCGGCATTGCTCTCGCCATTCCTCCCAGGCAGATCCCTCCAGACGACTCCGACTTCCAAGCCCTTGACCTCCTGACTCAGTCGGGCGAACTGAGCGACTACCGGTACATTGAGGAGCAGTCACAGCCGATCTTTCTTGCAACCCGACCCGACTCAGGAGATCGTTGACGCTCTTGAAGCCGCAAGGGTGTCAGAGGACGTTCGCGTTTTGATCGCCCGCTACGGCTACGACGTCGTTGCACCCCTGTGGCAATACGTCAACCCGGCGCAACGCGGTGCCTTGGCTCTCGCCCGCAACTTCGACGGTGTCATCGTCCATGAACTCAGCACCCAGCCCGGACAGCCTGACCCTCTTTGACACCAGCAAGCTCATTCTCGATGAGCTGCGTAGGCACAACCAACTGCAAGAGCGCAGCCTGCAGCAGCAGGAGCACATCATGCAGCAGCTGCAGGACTTGCTCTACCTGATCAACGGCTTCACCTCCGGCGGCGCCAGCTTCAATGGCTACCTGCCGGATGCTTTCGTCTCGGCCTACCTCTCGATCCTCGGCCCCGTCCTGGCGCACAAAATCCAGAACGACGACATCGGCCTCGAGGAAATGATGAAGGGCGGCACCATGCTGGCTCGCCGTCTCCTGGAAGAACTCTCTGCCTACCGCAGCGAGCAGGGCGCACGAGACGTGCTCAGCGACGCCCTCGAGCTCCTCGATGATCCCTGGCAGCGCGATAACTCCGAGGAGGAGGCATGACCCCTCTGCGCTTGTTCCGTCAGTGGCGGCTGATCACCGATCTCGCCAGCCAGAAGCGTCGCGCTCAACGTGATCTCGACAGCATGCTCGTTGGCCTAGAAGGCAGGCACTATGAGATCACGGCAGAAGGAATGCGCTGGTCACTCACAATTTCTACACAATCTCCAGCTGCTCTAACTGTCGAAGCGCTCGGTACTATTGAATAGTTCTGGATTGCCATAGAGCTGGGCATGCTCTTTGTCGATCTCCCTGTTGATGCCAGCCACTGCTCGGACTATGCGGTGGGCTACGACTGGCCTCTCACCTGCAAGCCAAGGGTCCCGTCGAGGACGTTCGGTAGCTCCTGGGTCGTTGTTCCTGTCTGACCGAACGCAAGGTCGACATGGCTTCCAGAATTGTCGCGCTCGCCCCGGAAGCCCTCCGGGGTTTTCTATTGCTTGGCACTCTTTGATACAGACAAGTTGCTCTTCGTTACATTGGATCAAAGCTGTTGATTCATGCCCGCGCCAACGCGCTTTGAGGTCAACGGCGAACGCCATTACGCCACCGATAGGCCAGGTAAGGCCTATCCATCGGTCACCACCATCCTTGGCAAGACGGCATCAGCCCATGCCAAGAAGATGCTCAGCAACTGGAACGCCAAAAACCCAGGCGGCAAGGAGGCTGCAGCTGCTCGTGGTACGGCCATCCACGCTGCCTGCGAGAACTACATCCGTGGTTTGCCCGTTAATGTCCCTGAGGCGTACCTCCCATTTTGGGAGGGGCTCAGTCAGCATCTCGATCGCTACGACTACTTCCTGTGGTCCGAAAAGCCGCTCAAGCCTGAATGGAAATTCTGCACTGGCGAGGACGGGATATCTCGCGTCTGGTCGCACGAGTACGGCTTCTGCGGCTGCCCCGACCTGATCGGAGTCCGCAACAACGTCATCATCCTGGGCGACTTCAAAACTTCCAACCAGCCCTATTGCCGCTACTTCCCCAAGGAAACCGATCGCTCCAACTTCACTGGCTGGAGCAAGATGAACAAATGCGGCTTGCAGCTCGCTGCTTACGCCCTGGCCGTTGAAGAGACCCTCGGTCTGCACGTCGACTGCGCTCAGATCCTGGTCAGTACACCCGAGATCGATCAGAACTTCTTCATCCACGGCGACGAGCTTGCACGCTTTCGCATTCGCTGGCTACAGAAGGTCCGCCACTACCGCGAACTCAAGGAGCTTGAGGCTCTCGCGCTTGAACAAGCAGAGCAAGAAGCTGTTCCTGCCTAGGCTGTAACCAACAGCGGCATCTATATGCTGTCAACTCGTGTTCGCCTTAAGGCTGAATTTATCTGCGCTCGCATCGCCAAGCGACAAGAAGTTCAGCTGGCGGACATGCAGTGGATCCAGAAGTGGGCCAAGAGCAACCACACTGTTGACTCCATGCTGCGCCGTGCGCGACGGCAGGCCATCCATGGCGATGAACCGATGAGCGAGCTCGACGCGTTCATGCAAGCCATGGACCTGGGGGATCCCGACCCAGCCAATCATCTCAACGGACCGCAGAGCCCCGTCAACTTGGCGGAGTGGTTCTCGGAAGAACGAAAGTGGTTCCAAGGCAATGACTGACTCCACCCAGCTCCTCACCGAAGCGCTCAGGCTCCTGGCCACGCTCGAGGATCTGATGACGACAGCCGACATCCTGGGCGATACGGTCGGCTATCACCGGTATCGCGATGCCGTTCACAACGCCAAGATCCGCTACGCCCGCCGGCATCGGCGCTACATCAACGAGCGCCAGCAGGCATAAAAAAGCTCCCGCTGCGATGGGAGCTTTGTCCTTTCTCGTCTTGCAGACTAGCAGCTCAGGCAGCCACTGGCCCCCGCTTCTCAAACGCTTGCCGCACTGCATCAGACGCATAGCCCGTCACCAGGGCGAAACCCTCGACCATCTCCTCGTCATAGACCCCCTCGGTGGCGAGCAGATTCAGGGCCGACAGCGTCAGACCCAAGCGTTCGCGGATCGCATCGCTCACACCGGCCTGCTTCAGAGCCTCGATCGGCCAGGTGTACGGCGCTGAGGCGGCAGGTGCATTCTCATCGCCGGCCATCTTGAGAGCCGCTTCGTGCATGGACTTCATCAGGGCAGGCAGGTCCTGCTGCCCGGCGCTGCTGCGAATCCAGCTCTCGACGTCCGAGAGTGACACACCGGTCAGATACTCGCCGGTCTCGTAGTACGCCACCAACGCGTCGAGGGTCACGCCCAGCTCCTTGGCCAGGTGCCGCTGGATACCCAGTCCAACTTTGAACGGCGGCACCACCTGCTTGAGGTATTTCGTCATGGTGCCGATCGTTATACCGATCCGCTCACTCAGCTCCCGCTGGGAATAGTTGTTGAGCGTCAGAGCTTGCAGCAGCGCTCGCTTGAAGCGCTCTGTATGCAGCTGGTCTTCCTGACCCCTGAGAACGGATGTACTGTCCATAAACGATTCACGGGCTTTGGCTTGCAGTGCGGCAACCATAGGTCGCTGAAATGACCAAACGGGCAGGCTTTCGATTTAGTCCAGATTCCTGGACCGCGGCACTGTAAGACACGTCGACGAGGTTGGCGGCACGCAAGATCCCATGCACCGCAAGCGTTTTTACGAAGTCTTGACACTGCAGCTTGACGCCCGTGGCATCATCTGCGTGCGACACGGCGTGCATGGCGCGCGCCAGAATCGCCATTTATGCCTCACACGTCCCGCACTATGACGCTGATTTTCTGCACGCACCCCGCCATCAAGAACAAGCCGGAGCACTGGGATCCAGCCTTCGCCTCTAACTGGCAGGTCCAGAGCGCCGACCTCGAAGCCCTCAAAGAACACGTTGCCGCTGGCGGCGCCTTCATTCCAGCGGGCATGACCTCCGCGCATCGCAGCAGCAGCGCATTCGATGCAGCCGACCTCGTCGTCGTCGACATCGACAGTGGCCTGAGCACCGAGGACTTTCTCGCCCACCCACTCGCACCCTCCGCCTGCTGGGCCTACACGACAGCAAGCCACGCGCCCGAACAAAGCAAGCACCGCTTCCGTGTCGCCTTCCGGCTCCCGACCCGCCTGCACGATCCTGACCTCTACAAGGCCGTCGTCACTCTGCTGTCCCGTGCCCTCGGTGGCGACAAGAGCTGCACAGACCCCTGCCGCCTGTTCTATGGCAATGACCAGTGCATCCATTTGCTTTGGCAGCCGGATGCAGTACTGCCGTTTGAGCTGATCGATGACGCCGAGCGGGAGGCTGAGCGCCAGCGCCGGCACTACGACCGGCAGACCGCTGACTACGACGAGGTCTCGATTGATCGAGCGATCTTCTGCCTCGAGCAGATCATCGAACCCACCAACGACGGCGAGCGAGACCGCTTCATCAAAGTCACCGCCGCCGCTCGTTCGGCCGGGGACCGGCTCTTTACCGCCTGGTCCGACTGGGCCTCGCGCGGCCACCACGGCAAAGGCAAGAACTCCCGCCAGACCTCAGAGAGATTTTTTCGCGGCCTGAACGGCACATCACTCGGCAGCCTGTTCTATCTCGCCAGCGAGGACGACCCCGACTGGCGCGACAAGTTGCCTGAGGAACTCCGCTCCAGCGGCGGCGAAAGCAAGCTCGGCATCTTCGGTGACGCCTTCGCTGGCTATGCCCATGAGGACTTCCTTGGCGAACCCGAGGAGCTGCCGCCCGACGAGGAGACCATGTCGCTCTTCGATGCCGAGCGGCCCTGGACCCGGATCGCCGTGGTTCAGCAGCAGGGCGCATCCGCCGCAGTGGTAGACGCCCCGCCCCGCATTCAGCACGTCGCCGCGCCTGAGCTCGATGAGGACTACGACGACGACGACGACGAACTTGGCGCCGATGACGACATGTTCAACCCGCCTCTTGCCGCCGGGCGAGGCAACTTTGACCGGCAGGGGGGCGGACGGCCTGCAGCGGGCGGCGACCAAGACCAGATCGACCTGATCCGCACCCGCCTTACCCGCCTCTACCCAGGGCTCAGGCTCAATGCCATGAACCAGGAGATGGAGTTCGGCCCCAAAGAGAACCCCCAGCAGGTCCACGACATCACAACCGCCTACGTCCGAATCTCTCGGGGGCTGCAGCGCGTCCTCCCAAAGATGCTCACGCACGACACCGCCAGCATCATTGCCTACGAGAACCGCTATCACCCCGTCCGCAGTTACCTCGAGCATTGCGCGTCCTCGGCGGCCCCCTGCCCCTATTTCGACCGCCTGGCTTCCGAGCTGCTTGGCCTGCCGCCCAATGAAATCGATAATCCACGCATGCCCAATGGCAACCTCGTCGCCGACGAGGTCATGCGTCGCTTCCTCATTGGTGCTGTGGCCCGGGTCTTTCAGCCCGGCTGCACCCATGACTGGATGCCTGTCCTGATCGGTCCGCAGAACGCAGGCAAGACAACCTTCTATCAGTACCTGACGCCGCCCAGCCCGAACGACCCGGGCAGCTACCCATGGGTGACAACCATGCAGCAAGGCATCAGCTACATCAAGGACAAGCCCCATGTCCTGCACTGCGGCTGGGTTGTCGTCCTCGATGAGGTGGAGCGCTACTTCAAGCGAGCCACCACCGAGGAACTCAAGAACATCGTCTCGGTCAGCAACGACCGCTCTGCCAGGAAGTACGAGAACGAACGATCCTTCCAGCGCGCCTTCGTCCTGGCTGGTGCCACCAACAGCAACGACTTCCTGGTGGATCCCACCGGCAACCGTCGCTTCATGCCGATCGTCGTGACCGGCAAGGTTCCGAGCCGCGAGAACCCCAAGATCAAGATCATCGACCTTGACCGCCTTAAGGCCGACCGCGACGCCATCTGGTCAGCGGCTTACCAGGCGTACCTCGATAACCCGGTCCATACCTTCTCCAGCTACGAGCTCTCCCACATTGCCGAGTACGTGGATTGCTTCACCCGCGACAACCCCGTCGATGATCCATTGGCTCGCGTCCTGGAGCGCAATCACAGCGGCTACCACCAGGGCCAGGTCTACTGGTGCCTCGCCGATATCTTCAAGTGGCTGGAGATCTCGATCCGCGACCAGTCATCGATGACCATGGCGATCACCGATTCCCTCAAGCGCTCCGGCCACAAGCAACGTCGCTGTCGCATCGGTGGTCGGGTCCGCAGGATCTGGGTTAAGGGCGAAGACTGAGTCCCGCAATGAGACCAGTCTCGATCTGGTCCAATCTGATACGCCTGCCGCTCCAGTGAGGGCGGCTTTTTTGTGCTTGCTCGTCACAGCGTCACGCAATCAGGAAGACCTGGCGTCACGCTGCATCACCTGCAGCAGCGTGAGTCTTAGCCCGTGCCGGGGCGTGCTAGGCGATTCCTACCCTCTCTTTATTCGGCTTACGCCGTTCCCTCTTCTCCCTCTTCCTGCTTTTCCCACTCCGCGTCGTCCTCGCTACGATGACTCGTGATACCGGTGTGGGTTTTCTTGGTTGTCCCTCTAAACCAAGAAAGGGGAGGAATTTAATTTAGAAGTTGTAGAAATAGCCTGTCACCCCGTACACCCCGTCAGTCTCATTCCAGCGCAATCGATTTGCACGTACCGGGGTCTGGCACACCTGCGAGACGCCGTGACACAGTCTTGCAAAAAGCAAGACAGGGCCTACGATCTGTGCGACGTACGCTTCATAGGGCCGTGCCTCAGCTGTCTCAAGACCAGTCTCATACGCTCTACAAACAAGACAGGGCGATCATTGATCAACTGCTCCAGGCGCCCACCCCCGACGCTCAGCACTGCACCGACGCCGGGCGGCTCATGATTCGCTACGACGGCTACCCCGGCTGCTACGACATCCAGCAGGACCTGCAGCGCTGCCTCGCTCGCTGGCAGATGTCACGCGATGACCTCAACCGCCGCTGCCGCTCCCTCTGGGCTGGCGGCTGGCGCCCCGCCATCGTCGATGCCATAGAGGTCGGCTCAGGCGCTGACGTCAACGCCGCCTGATCAGCGACGCTCCAGCTCTCGCAGCCGAATTTCGTGGTCGCCGACGCGGCCTTCCAGGCCCTGGATGTCCTTTGACAGGTCGGTCCGCAGCATCTGCACTTCGCGCAAGATCGCATCCATGCCGCGCTGCATCTTGCCCTGCTCAAAGGCCATACGCCAAAGTGCACCTACTGCAGCAACGCCGATCACGGCTGCGACTTCGACCACGCCACGGCGTCAGAGGCTCTCACTAAGTATAGAAATTCATGGCCAACGGATTCCTTCCATCCTTGCGAGAAGTCAAGGGCCCCCCTCATGTTTTCCTGCCTGTCCACCCTGCACCGATTCTCCAAGCCTCCTACCCGGATTCCCGCCAATTCAACAAGGCACTTGCGGAGCTGATTGAGTCATCGTCCCCCATCGTCAATGAAGGGAACCCCGGGCTCAAGATCTTCTTTGATGGCGAATCCGTACTACTGCGCTCTTGCTTCTCTGAATTCCGCGCCTGGGTCGAAGGCCTGGCCAAGGTCTTTGCCACAGAGGCCCTGGGGCTAGACGCATCTTCCGGATTCACCGTGACCGATAGCTGGGTCAATGAGACCCGCGATGGCGGCTTCCAGCAACCCCATATCCACACCAATTCATTCATTTCCGGCACTTACTACATCAAGAGATCCGCCGGTCACTCGCCCATCGTCTTCGCCAATCCCCGCCGCAACGCAGTTCCCACTACTCCCAGCCTCTCCCTGCGCACCGTTAGCCATACACCATTCAATTCAGATGCTGTGATTGCGCCGGATGTGGGAGACATCCTGCTCTGGGAGTCGCACCAACTGCACGGTTACCCACCCTCAGCGCCGGGCAGGCAAAGCCTTTCCATGAACCTGATGCCCTTGACAACATCCAATGGCGTGTATGGGTTCCACGCCACTGCAGTTCAGCCTTAACGCTTACTCCAGATTTCACAATCACCATGGACAACCTCAAGCCACCCCGTCCGCCCAAGCACTGGGACCAGCGCTTTCTTGTCATCGCCTCTCACGTTGCCGGCTGGTCGAAAGACCCCAGTACCAAAGTGGGTGCCGTCGCGGTTCGCGATCGCCGCATCCTGGCGACCGGCTTCAACGGCCTCCCGGTCGGGGTTGCCGATAGCGAGACACGTCTCATGAATCGAGACATCCGTCTCAGCATGACCACCCATGCCGAGATGAACTGCATTGCCTACGCCGCCCGCAACGGCGTTTGCCTCGCTGGCGCCACGATGTACGTCTGGCCGCTCATGACCTGCGCTACCTGCGCGGCCATGCTCATCCAGGCCGACATCACCAAAGTCGTTGTTCCCGATTTTGTCGAGCCCCTCCGCTGGCAGGAGAGCTTTGGCCTAGCCCGCGAGATGTTCATTGAGGCCGGCGTTGCCGTGCATCGCATCCCCATCAAGGGCCCGATCAACCCGATCATCGAAGAAGACGGCGATCACGCCGACGAGCTTGAGTCGTTGGGCTTGCAATGTCTTGCAGAGTGACTACCCTGGCGTGCGTTGATCACTCCTTGGTATGGCTTCTCTCCGTCTCGGGGAGCGCGTCACGCACGCAGTTGATGGGCGCAGTGCTCTGATCATCGGCAAGGCCGAGGCCGCTGGCTGGAACCGCGCCCTGATCCTGGTCGCCATTGAAGGCAGTACACGCAACGAGTACTGGCCCTTGCGTCACGTCGTCTCGCGCCCCAAGCGAGAACAAGTGCCCGCTTTGGGTGGTCGCTTTCAACCACCCAAGGGCTTTCCCTTGATTCCTGCTGCAGCCCAATCATGAGCAAACCCAAGGCGCCGACGCTTCAGATCGGCGATCGCGTTCGCGAGCGCGACTCACTCAAGATGTTCATTGCCAAGCCCACCTCTCCGGGGTTCGCGATTGCGCGCGACATCGTTAAATCCGAGCGTCGCGGCGAGATCGTCGCGATCGAGACGCGCAAGGCGGCGAACGGCAGCGCCTACACCTACGTCAGCGTTCTTTGGGACGGCGATCACCGCCCGAAAACCCATGCACGCCAGCGCATTGAGCTCGCCCCCGTTGATTCGGCACCAGCCGATACATTGCTTTAAGCATGCTTCTTTGCAATGGGGCACTGGCAACTCCCTCCCAATCTTCACGCTCAGATTGAAGGGGGACCCATTTGCCCTTTTGCTGATCATTCACTGGGCTCCCGCGACGGCCGCATCCCCCGCTATACCGATAGCCATGCCTGCGTCCGCTGCGTCAGCTCATTGACGGAAGGGCGCCTCAGCCTGGACGTCCATCGAATCCATAAGTCGTTCAGGCGCCGGTTCCTCGAGTTCTGGAGCTTCGTCGATATCGATGACCCCGAGGGGTGCTGGGAGTGGCGCGGGCTGATCCATTCCCGCCACGGCACGTCTTATTTCTCATTTCCGCGCTTCTGGACCAGCAATCAACAATGGAGTGCCCCGCGCGTTGCTGCCTGGCTGACGTGGGGTGACATCGGTCGACTACCCGTCAAGACCGTCTGCGGCAATCCCAACTGCTGCAACCCGTTGCACATCCGAGTCAGGGGCGTTCCCCACTACTTCCATAACCGCCATATCCAGGCCATCGATCTGGAATTCAACTCCCACAAACTCATCAACGAAACCCAGTCGTTCCTACTAACCACGCGCGATCGAGACCCCAAGCGCTTCGAGAAGCTGGAGAAAAGCAACAAGCTCTGGATTGAGTCACGCCTGAACTCAGACGGACCGGTAGACGTGCGTGCGCTCGCTAAACAGGAGGGAACGGAATAGCGGCAGTTTCTATGATGAACGCATTACATACGGCCTCCTTCTTGCGTCATGAGTAGCTGGGAAAAGGAACTCAGGGACAAGGCCAAGGTTCAGGCCGAGAAGGTGATCCGCAGGGCTGCCAAGGACGGCAAGATCACGAAGAAGGATTTCAGGGATGTCGCTGAGCGGACATTCCCCCTCTCGGGCAGCGCTCTCAACAACACGTACATGGCGAACGAGATCGCCCGTGCGCTCAAGAAAGATCCCACTCTCAGAATTGGCAAGAAGTCAGCCGAAGTTACAGGCGTCAGGCTGAACAAGCGCGGGCAGTTGACCCACGAATTCCCGGAAGACCAGACCGCAAATTTCAACGGCAATAGCAGCCCTGTCACCTTCCCCGGCCGAGGAAGCTACGACAAGGGCTCTGCGAACTGGGTTCAAAACTCCAGGGGCTCGTACACCTACATCGGTGACATCCCGAGCCGCGTCAAGAAAGAAGACCCAGCCAATCCCGACCCCACTCAGGATCCCACCCAAGATCCCACTCAAGATCCCACTCAGGGCTCCAACGACGGCCCCGGTCAAGACGACTCCGGCACCTACGGCGGTGGCTACACAACTGGTGGCAGCATCCATTTCAATCCTGGCGAGGACATGATTGCCTCCGTTGCCCAATACGGCAACGACGCCACCGATGACTATTTCCGGCGATTCCTGCCTGAGTCTTACGCCGTTGCCACGCGTGGCGCCCAAGAAATCGGAGACTCGGGTCGCTTCCACCTGGATAATTTCGTCGGCAAGGTTCCCTCTCTTGGCGACGGGAAAGACCTGTTTAAGTATTACAAAAAGAGGATTGGCTGATTCTGCAGATCCCATCCCGCTGTGCGACAGAGCTTGCGCAGTGACGGAGCAGTCATTACTCTCTGCTTACCCGCCCCTGTCGCTTGACTGGCTTGTTTCGCGCGCAAACCGTTGCGGCCACCGAGATGCCGCAGCGTGTTGCTTACATCGCGCTCCATACTGACTACTCCGAGGACTTCGCTCCAGCTACCGACCTGAGTGAGGATCGCTGCGGCGAGATCGTTGTTGAGCGCCTGCTCAAGGGCAACCGTGGTCACTACGGCCCCCTCGAGCACCCTTCGCTGTCTGTACTGATCTGCGCTGACCACAACACCATCGTGCAGATGCGGACACATCGCATTGGCATGAGCTTCGATGTTCAGTCGATGCGCTACACAGGCGAGCGCCTGATGCGCGTTGCTCGCCGCGAGATCCCCCCTGAAGACGTCTTCTACGTTCGCCAACCCGGCACCTACTGGGATCGTCAAGGTGATCGCTACACCTGGAGTGCCGACGACGCCGAAGAGGCGCACGCAATCGCCCTGTCATCGGCAATCGACTACGCCCGTCTGCGGGACAAAGGTGTTTCTGAAGAACACGCCAGGCAGGTTCTGGTGACCTCTTACTACCAGAACGCCATGGTTACCGGCAATCTCCGATCCTGGCTGCACATGCTTGATGTCCGCCTAAAAAGTGATGCTCAATCAGAGATCCGCCATCTAATGGAGCTGATCTCAACAGAGGTTCAGCGCTGGGCGCCCGAAGTCCACGGCTGGTGGGCGAACAACCGCAAGGGCAAAGCACAGCTCGCACCTTGACATGTTCTCCAACGATTCCGATCAGTCTCTAGCAGACTTCATTAACAGCTTCGATACAGCAGAGGATCTCCCTGCTCTCGAGGTCCATCACCTGTTTGACAAGCTCATCCAGTCTCACGGCCTCCTCAGCGAAGTTGTCGATTACCTCCAGCAGGACAACTTTGATCCCGAACTGCAGGGCATGATCAAAGCCGCCGAGCAACTCACGGATTTCATCGTCATCACCTTCCAACAGCGCATGCCCCATGACTAGGCCTTCTCGTTTTGAACTGCTCAGCAAGTTCTTCCCCGAGCTCAAGCAGCCTGGAACCCAAGGAGACAAAGAGGCTTCACTGCGTTTCAACACGCTGGCGTGTGAGGCGATCCTTGCCGATCAACTGCATCTCTTTGATATCGGGTTTCGGCACAACGGTCCAGGACTTCTGTGCGTGCGCCTCCGTGACGGCGCTCAATGCAGTGAATACCTGCCTGTTGATGACCTGCGAGTTGACCAGGCGGAAGCCAAGCGAGCTGGCGACAGCGATGTCGAGCAGTTCCTCGCTGATGCCATCTCCCAGATCGGCTCCACCAATTTCGAGAAGTGCGGGCTTGTCCTGCTTATCGACAACAGCTCGATGCAAGTCTTCCCGATCGATCGTGACTATCCGGCCCGGGCAATCCAGGCCATGCTCGAAGAATTTGCTGCTTGACCGATGGGTGAACAACACAGGGCCCGCCTTGCTCCGCCCCAGGACTTCGTGCTTGCAGCACGCTCGGTCATGGGCGCCATCGACTTCGATGCCTTCGCGAATTCCGATATCAACAGGCTCGTTCAGGCCAGTCGTTTTCACGACCGTGACAAAGACGACCTCGAGCTTCTCCTCTCTCAACCATGGGATCTGCCAGGAGACAAGCGCGTGCTTGTCGCCCCTCCCATGAGCGCCGTGCTCTCCAGGCGCTTGATCAACAAGACCCTGCGCGAGTACCGGGCCGGTCGAGTTAATCAGGCCATGCTTTGGATCTCGCATAACGAGACCATCATCAAAGCTCCATGGCTGTGGGACTTCCCCGCCTGTATGCCATTCCGCCGCTTGCGGCCGTGCTGGTGGGACGACGAACTGGAAGTCTTCCGCAACGTCGCGCTCTCGGACTGGTCTGCTGTTTTCTACTTGCCGCCGCCCGATCCCGTCGCCGAATTCCAGAACCGTGTCTCTCGCTTTCACACCGTCTTCAGCGCACTGGGCCGCGTCGTCTTCAACGAGATGAGCGGCGAAGGTGACTGGGAGAAGTCCTACCAGGCGCTGCAGAAAAAGCCCTACAACTACCGTGAGTAAGTTTCACGTACCCGGCTCTGAGTGCGCGGCAGACGAGTTCCAGGCTCCTGATGGAGCCTGGTTCAGCATCTTCCGCGCCATTGTCTTTGACTCATGGCTGATTTGGCGCGATGCCTTGCCATCTGAGCCAGAGCTGCGTGAGCAACTCGACGGCTCAGCTTATGACTGCGTCACGGCCCTGGCCAAGCAGCTCCATCTGTTCCACCAGTCGTTGCCTTGCTACCGGGGCCTCACAATCTCACCCTTCCACGTCTCGCGTTGGTGGGATCCAACCGATAGCGATCAAGCCTGGAATTCAGGAGGCTCGGTCCTGTTTTACATGGATGACTACAGCGCTGCTGACTTGATTCGGCTATGCGTCAAGCGTCCGGGACTCAAGCTTCGGGCTGTATCGCAGCGCTACGTTGAAGCATCCTTGGTGGAGTGACTACCCAGTATTGGGTACTCACTCTGGTAGGACCCTGGCTTCGCTGAAGGCCTTGCGGGCGCCCAAGGCGCCACTGCCGAAGTCCTTGAAAACTTGCCGCGCCTGGGCGATGGACTGCGCGCGCTCCTGCATCACCTCCAGGCCGCGCCCGCTGTCGATGCTCCGCAAGCCGCCCGTGCTACCGCCATAGGCATTGGCTGTGTGGGCTTGGCTTCTAGCCCTGGCTTGCAGGCGCTTGGCAGTCGCATCGCGCTGGGCCTGAGCGCCTAACGAGAAACCTCGAGCTTCTTTGTATCGGCGGTCCATGGCTGCGCTCTATCGTTCAGACCGCTTGCCACAGCATGGTCCTCTTCTTATCCTACTTCCAATAACAAAGGCGCCATGAAACCCAAGACGCGGTTTGACCTTGTGCCATTTGCCGCACTCGAGGAGATTGCCGATGTCCTGACCTACGGCGCCGACAAGTATTCCGCCAATAACTGGTGCCGTGGTACCCCCTGGAGCCGCTATTTCTCGGCGCTCTGCAGGCATATCTTCGCCTGGTGGCGCGGCGAGAATACGGACCCCGAGACCGGGCTCTCGCATCTAGCCCATGCCGGCTGCTGCTTGATCTTCCTCATGGAATACCAGCGCAACCGCTGGGGCGACGACGACCGTTTCGTCAAGCCCGACGGAGAAGCCTTCATGAAGCATGACGGCAGGCAGCCCCTGCATAGCCAAGCCCAAGCCTGCTGGGTCGATCGCACCGGCTCTCAGCGCTGCCAGGACATAGGCAGCTCTGAACTCGGCAACGATGACGACGGTTGCGAGTGACGCGTTGGTTCAGCCGATTCCGAACTGGTTGTTGATCGCGCTGATCCGATCACTGAGTGCAGCCAGCTGATCATTGATTTGCTTGTTCAAGCCAGGGGGCTGCTGCTGCGCGGGGAACGCAGCTGCCTGCCTGGCCTGTTGCTGGCTCTCGGCCATGCGGCGGGCCTCGATGGCAGCTGCCTGAGCGAACGCGTTTTGCACTTCTGCCCGGGTAATCAGCTCAGGCATGGCCTGCTCGAGGGCACTGATGCGGCCGCTGGATTTCTTGTGCTGCGCTGCCAGGACCAGCCCCTGGCCGGAGAGCACGCCGATCAGCGCCGCTGCTGCACCGGCCACGAACGATTCGAGCATGTCAATGGTGATCAGTCATCAAAATGTATCTCGTATCGCGCAGCCCCGCACTACGACATCCGCAAAATCGCGCGCACTCGTCTTGATAACTCCTGCTCCTTGCCGCGTGGAACTTGCGCCGCAGGGACATCAAACGCTTGTCCGCTGTAGTGGTAGGAGTTTGGCGAGTGCCCGCCCACTGCATTCACTCCCTTGAGCTCGGTTGTCTTAATGCCGGCTTGGTTCAGTAATGACGCAGCGGCCCTGGCTTCTTCCGGCGTGGAGAAGGCCAGGTGCTCGTGGTAGTTCTCCCCGCCGTGGTCGTCTCGATATCCAGCATGGGAGCGATCACCTGTCAGATATTCGATGGGCTTGAACCCGCCTGCGGATGTGGCGGGTGTCATTGCATCGAGGCCGCCTGTCTCGACGATCTGCTTGGTCTCCTGCGGCGTCTCCGGATTCAGTGACGCGATTGCAACCGCCAACGGGCTCTGCGCTGCCATGCGCTGGCCGCTGGAGGTTCGTGCCACCGGTCGGTCCTGGTCTCCGCCAATCAGCGCGAGTGCTGTTGCTGCCACCGGATCCATCGTTTGCTGTGGCGCTGCAGTGCTGGCCACCGGCTGAACGGATGGGAGACCCCCGATCTCAAGTCCACCACCGCCAGACAGACTCGGCATCGGATCTTTGCTGGCCGCGCCGGCGGTTGTCCAGGCATTGATGCCGGAGCTCTTGAGGATCCTGGCTGCGGCCTGGGCGTTCTTCCAGGGATCCTTGAGATCGTCGTACGAGCGAACACCAATATCAGCAAATTGCCTCAGTCGCTCTTGCCCTAGTTGATAGCCGGGCTGATCAATCATGTTGATCTGCCACAAGCCATAACTGTTGTCACCGGTTGCCCGGTTTGGGTTGTGCGCCAACGGGTTTAGACCTGACTCCCGTTTGGCGATATTCACCATCAAGGGAACTTTGTCCTCGGGGACCCCAGCGCGCCGCAGAAGCTCAGCTACTTGGCCTTCCGAAAGCGCCGCCATCAGTCTTCAGATTCCAGGACAATTGCGTCCATGTCCAGTTCCATTGTGGCATTTTCCCACAGGCCACGCATATAATCTTCTGCTTCTTCGTCACTCGGGACGTAGCCAAAAATCTCAGCGAAGTCTTCCTCAGTCTCAGGCGCAAACAGCGTCGCCCCCTCGTCCATCCTGAAGATGTAACCAGCTGATCGCGTCGTCGACAGAAAGATCTGCTTCTGCCGAAATCGCGCCTCCCAGCAATCGAGTAGCGCAGCTTTCAATTCGTCCCTTGAGAGGTCGCTGATCTCGAGTTCGATGCGGCGCAGTAGGTACTGCTGTTCGTGCGTCAGGTTCTCGTCCATGAGCCGATCCTCCGATGGTCCAGGGCTGAGCCACGCCTGGGCAGGAATATGGACGCATCCATTCCTCAATTCTGGCGGCTCGTTCAGTGCAGTAAAACTCCTGCTCTTGAAACCATTTGCGCCACTCCCGCACCGACCCCTTGGCGAGATTGCAGCGGCGGCAGGCGGGCACCAAATTGGAGCGCATGCTGCTGCCGCCCCACGCCCGTGGCTTGATGTGGTCCAGGGTGAGATTGAGCCGGCTCCCGGCTTCATCGCTATCGCGCCCGCAGTAGGCGCAGCAGCCCCACTCTTCCTTGATTGACTGCCGGAATCGGCGTCGCGCCGAACCCGGAGACAGATCGATGAGACTGAACACGTAGGTATCCCAGTGTTCCGGCGTCATCGGCGATGGTCCGTCGTGACCTCACCGTAGGCAGAGCGATGCAGGGCGAAATCTGAGCGACCGATCCCGACTTCCTAGGATTGCAGCTTGCGAAGAGAAAGCTGTGGCATACTTCGCGCAGCAACGCACGACAGGTCGCGCATGACTGGGCAGGAGGCGCTTGAGCGCATCGCAGAGCGCGCCTTAGCGCAGCGTGATCTCCAGGCTCTCCAGTCCTCCGGGCCAGACAAGTTCGCTGACGAATTGCAGGATCACCGCCCGCAGTTCCTCGTCCGTCGCCAGTTCAAGCGTCCGCCGGTCTGCAAACAGCTCGACCAGAAGCTCATAGCGAGCTGAGCTATCCACTTGCTGCAGCGCCTGCAGCTGACGATGCAGCGCCGCCAACTTGTCCTCTAATCCATCGACTCCAGCAGCCTGCGCTGCCTGCAGCGCTGAGATCTGATTGCGAATTGGTCCGGCTTCCGCTGGCTCCTTCTTTTCGCTGATAGCTGCGCTGGCGAGCTCCGCTGCCTTGGTGGTCAACGCATCAATCACCTTCCTGCGCACCACCTCGACGCGGATGCCCTGCCCGTAGCGAGCGCAAATGCGGTTGTGGCATTTCAGGCGAGGGACCGCCCGATCGCGGATGTTGTGCAGGGACTTGCCGCAGCTCTCGCAGCGCACCAGTCCGGTGAACAGATGCACGGTGTGAGCAGCTCTACCCCGCATGTTTGATCGGGCCTTGAGCTTGTTTTCAGCTTCCGCCCATTCCTGCCAGCTGATCAACGGTTTGGTCCCGCCGTGCTCGCCGCGCACGATGCCGCGCAACATCGGATTGGCAATCCAGCTTTTGACGCCCTTCGGGGTCCACTTCGATTGCGTCTTGGCGATCCAGCCAGAGACATTGAAGTCGAGCTCCATCAGCTCATCCCACATCTGGCGCGCGGCATCCCAGTGATCCGGGCATGGCACGACGTACTGCCCGTCGTAGCTGTATCCAAAGGGAACCTTGCCGCAGGCGTAGTACCCCTGGGCCTTGCGTCGCCTCAGACCGTCTCTGACCTTGGCTGCCGTGAGCCGGCTCTGCATCTGCGAGAACACGCTCATCATCCCGGCCTGCACGAAGCCGCCGATCGACTCGGTTTCAATGGTGCCGCCGACCAGGGCCACCACCTTGGTGCCGCGTGCGGCACAGAGCTCGAGGAATGCCATGTCATCCCCCGAGCGGCTCAGGCGAGACTGATCCGCGACGACGACCTCGTCGACGCCGCCGCGACCAACCAGGGCCCAAAGCTCATCCCAGCCCGGACGCGCGTTGCCCTTGAAAGCTGACCTCCGCTCGGAAATGACCCGCTCACAGCCGGCACGCTTGAGCTCGACGACCTGGCCCTCGATCGACTTGTCCTGCTCCTCTTGGGCCGTCGAGGTGCGGGCGTATCCGATTCTCAAAACCATGGTTGACACACGCGCTGCAGGAGGCACACTTGCGGCGACCCCTGCTGGGGCTACGCAGCAGTAGGTCGACGGTATTCCAGAAACGAGTACCACCTAAGACACACGACAGATCCTCTGCAGAAATGCAACGCATTACAGAAGACACCGCCCTGTTCGGTTGGACGGAGCGCGACCTCGCCCAAGAAGCTCACGAGCTCACGATTTGCAGCATCGCAGTCGATGGACTCATGGAGCTCACCGGCGACGAGGACGATGACGAACTCGCCGCGAAAGTCGACAGCCATCCCGCCGCACGGAGCGCCTCGGCCTTCCAGGAGTTCAAGGACTCCATCGAGCTCAAAATCGAAGAGGCTTTCGAGCAGGCAGCTCTGGCCTCGCACCCGAACGCATTCAGCGCCGACAAAGTGACAGGTGGGCAGAACGTCACCAGAGTCACAGCCGTGTCCGCTGACGGCGGCAAGCAGGAGGGGGCATTGGTTGCGATCCAGGTTTGGGTGCCCTGGAGCGCCCTGCCCGATGGCTTCCTTGCGGCCTAGTCGAGATCCCCTGGCTCCGCCCGCTCGTTAACGGAAGAACAGGCCGCCTGCCTCCGAGAGCCCCAGCTCGGGAACCGTAAAGGGACCGAGCTTCCACTTCCCACCGCGCCGCCGCGCCGCCTCCGCTCGCAGCAACTGAGGATTAGCGCTTGGACCTTGGGCACCGAACGCCCCGGGGTCCAAGCGCTTTTCTTCTGCGCGCTGCCGCTGGCTGGGCTTGGTACTGCCGCCCAGCTGCGACACCACCGCGACGGGATTGCCGATGCGAGCGCCGGTGGCCACAGCCGGCAGCACCTGGGTCGCGGCTGCCGGTGCCAGGCGCTGCAGCGCACCTGCGCCCATGCCGACCACGGGAGCGGCAAGCAGGCCCGTGGCGTATTCCTGCGCTACCCGCTCACCCGCCTTGCGGACATTTCCGGTCTCGACCGCTTGGCGGAACTCCGGATCGAAGAGCGGAACCGATCCAGCTAGATCGGTCGTGGCATTGAAGCCAGTCCCGACAGCATTTCGCACCCTTTCAAAGGCGCGGCCAGCGCGAGCGTTCTCTGCGAACTGGATGGCCATGTCCTTCTCGTACGTCGCCGGGATCCTGGCGGGAGGATTCGAGAGGGCGCTGATCTTGTCCTGATAAGGGAAGATCCCTTCATCAGCCCAACCCCGTCCGATCTCCAGGCTTCCGTCCATGGCGGCGTCTGAGAGATCAGCGGCGTGAATCGAGCCGCCAGCCGTCCAGCGCTTCGGGGTGTAGCGGCCTTCATCGACGGCACGCTGATAGCCCTGAATCAATTCATCGGCGTACTTCTCGCCGCGAATCCGCGCAGTCCCAACATCCTGATCGGCGATAGCGCGAGTGTTGCGAGTCTGCGGGGTCGGCATGAAGCCTTCGTCCCAATCAAACTCGCCGGCATCCATGAAATCGAGGTCACCTCTCTTAAATGAGGGAGCGGCGAGATTGAAGACCCGGGTCAGATTTCCCTGCTTGGCTGTCAGGGAGTCTGCAAGCTTTTGGTCCCAGCTCCCTTCTCCGCCGGGCGCGAAGTAGCTGGGATCTACGCCCTGTTCAATTTGCTCGAGCTTCCGAAGCGTAAATGCTTCGCGATCCGGCATGGTGCCGTAATTCACGAAGTTGCTGTAGTTCGGAGTGCCAGGCCCTCGATCGGGCCCATACCATCCAGGGTTGCCGTGAATCGCGCCTGACGCATACAGCTTGTCGAGCGCTGCGTGATCCGTGACGTTCTCGAGAAGCTCGCCATAGACCGTGGCCGGGACATTCGAGAAACGATGCCCCGCGTCATGGATCGCAAAGGGGCCGGACTCCAGCGGCGGCTGGACATCAAGGCCATAGGGATTGACGAATTCCTCGCCAAGCTTCAGAACAGAAGTGCGCTTCTGACTTGGATCTCTAGGTGCCATTACCAGCTCCAGTTGCAACTCCAGTAGCCCGGAGTGGTTTTGTCTTTTTTCTCGTCACAGTTGTGACGACTCTTGAAATCGGCGCGGCGATCCTCGTCGCCATGGCCGCCGCGCCCGCTTGGGCCATTGCGGTAGTTCTCCATCGACGGATCACCGAAGCGCACGATCTTGTCGGTGTCGCCATCTTTGACGACCACCGCAAACTTCTTACTCTCACCCGGCGTGCGCTTGGGCTTGTTGTAGCCCTCGAAGACTTCGCCGGCTTTGCGGACAGTCATGGCTTGTCCTTCTTCGGCACGCAGTTCGGCACCTTTTTGCCGTCTTTGACCTTCATGCCGATGGCCTCATAGCCCTTCCAGCACGCATCCTTGAGTTTGTCGCCTGCTTTGCGGACTGCCATGGTCAAGCTCTCTTGAGGAATCCAGGCAGGTCTTGGCCGTAATCAGGATTCTTGAGCAGGCGCTGACGCAGCTTCTCCCGCATCACCGGATCATTGGCATTCGGGATGCCTTCCACGTTCCGGCCAGGGATCTTGGGGTAACTCAGATCGAAGCTTGGACTGCCCGCCAGAATCTCAGGAGCTCCTTCTTCATCCCATTGCCCAGGGAACGCACGGTTCCGGTAGTCCTCCATCTGCTGCTCATATCGATCCTCTTCGCCCTCCTCCCAAGGGATGACAGGCATATTCGAGTAGTCGCCCTCTTGCGGGCCGCCACCAACCGTGTCTACTAGCGTTCCGGTGATGGCCTCAGCAATTTGCTGATCTTCTGGTGTCAGGATACGCGGATCGGTGCGACCTTGCTGCGACTGTCTGCCGATGTAATTCACTAGATCAGGCGACAGCCCAAGCCCTTCTCCAGCAAACGCTTGTCGCACTGTCCGGTAGTTAAGAGTTAGATCAAGTCTACAAAGACTTGCTTCTTCCTATTCCAAGTTCTCCTCCAAGATTGGCCGCAGTTGATCGGCAATCGGAAAGTGCCGCAGCAGTGCCTTGGCTTCTCGCCTGACTTCCCTTGGGATCCTCGGTGTCACTTTCGCGTTGGTCAGACGCAGCAAGAAATCGCGGGTCGCAACCACCGCTGCCACCCGCTGCGTTGTGCTGGAAATCTGAGCCCTAGGCCGCTGCGGAAAATTCAGCATCAGAAGCGCGGATCGATTCCTCTTCTTCGTCGAACCACATCAGCCGGGCTTCGGCTACATCAGCGCCGACGCGCTCAACGTACATCCGGTGCAGTCCTGTGTACGTGAAGCAGTGCTCAACGCTTGGATTGCTGCGATCAAACAACTCGTAGAGATACTCCACGTAGTCCGCTCGGTTCTGATCCTGCTGAACAGCTGCTGCCGTTTTCATTTCACATCGCATCGTGCTTTGCAAGGCTAGGCAGTCAGGAACCGCTTGCCAAGGCTTGCGGCCCGCCTGATCAGGCCCATAATGAGCCCGACTCATCGCGCTAGCCGTGGACCTGCCGACTCCCGAACAGATCGACGCTCACTACAAGCAGTGGTTCACCGAGAACTACGTCGCCCCCTGCGGCAAGACCCCGCCGACCGTGATCGCCTTCGTGCAGGACGTGCTCGAGACCTTCATCAAACCGCAGCTCGAGCAGTGATGGACGCCTACCGGCTATCACTGACCCGCAGCTACCCTGATGAGGAGTACTGCCAGACCATCACGGTTCGCGTCGAAACCGAGGAGATTCATGCCTTGGTGCATGCCTTCTCGGACTTCCTGGAATCCTCGGGATTCCCCAGGGCTTCGATCGCGGCGTCGCTTCAGTCCGCCGCAGCACGCATTCTGTAGGCCAAGGCGGGCGATGTTCTTACACTGAAGAGAGCATCGCCTGCTTTATGGATCCCACCACTGCTGCAATTATTGCGATCATCATTGCTGCCGGCAGTGAGATCATTGCTCTGCTGCCGATTCGCAGCAATAGCTGGATTCAACTGCTGCTGCGGGGACTGCAGTCGCTGTTCCCAAAGCGCTGAAGCCCGAAACGACGTGGCTCCTACGTTTCGGCGATAAGGGCTGGAGGTATCACCTCCAGAAGGCAGCGCAGGATCGCAAGTTCGAGGCGACCCTCAAGCCGCGCCTGGATGTGGCGATCGAGGACTGGCACCAGAGCCAGCCAGAGGCGGATCAGCCGCTCTACAGCCAATCACCTCCTGACCCGGAACTGCAGACAGGGGCGAGTCAACTGCTTGGCGGCGAGCAACGGCTGCGCGCTCCCTGGCTCAACGACTGATCTCGCAATACCGACAGCAACGACTCACTTGCAGCTGCTATGGATCCACTTTCGCAAATGCTGATGGCGACAGCCGGTACTTTGCCCGGGCCGCCTCCAGTAACCTTGACACAGCACGTCGCCACGGTCGATGCGGTCCAGGGTTCAGGTGCATTCGGCACAGGCAGCTACCAGGGAGGGACCGGCAGCAGTCAATCCCAGGCAGGCGTGCGCTGGGGGGGCTTTACTGGATCTAAATACTTTGAATGGAATGTCGACAACAGCTGGAGCAATAGCACTGGTTTTGTCGGAATCCTCAACGCCACGCACTGGAATGGCGGCCTGAGCTACGGCGGCAACACGGGGGAGCGGGCCATGATGTATCTCGGCAACAGCTTCTCCTACGGCGAAGGCACCGGCACATCGCAGAGCGGATCGGCGTTTACATTCACCAGCGGTGACATCTGCGGGTGCGTCTGGAATGAAGCAACAGGCAAGCTTGCGTTTTACAAGAACGGAGCCCTCGGCCCAGTGTTCACCAATACAGGCTTCATTGGTGGCACGATTTATCCTGCACTGTCCTACTGGACAGGTGCGCTGACCGGGACGCTGAGAAGCACGCCATCTGCCTATGCCGGCAGCTACGTGCTACCTGTTTAGCCTCCCGTCGTTTTAGGTTACGTAATTCACCAAAGAGCCGCCTCGCCAGCGGCTACCGCCATCGTCGGTCACAAACACCAGGACGTGCGTCTTGCCGGTGTTCAATGTTGGCGCCGTATCAGCAGGCCACTTCACCGAGGCCGGCCAAGTGATCGTGCCACTGGTATGTGTGATCTCCAGCGTGAAGCTGTAGGCCTTTGCTGCTGGCGCGTTACTGAAACTGAATGTCGTAGCGCCGTTGACTGTCTTGGTGAAATAGTTGCCAAGTGAACAGTCAACATCAGATGCCGCTATAGCAACGGGTGGCTGACTGTAGAAAGCCGGCTGACTGGCTGGAGGTGCGAGAACTTTGCGGCCCATTTCTATTGATCAGGTCATCAGAGCAGTCAATGCGCTGGCGTCGTAGATATCAATCTCCGTGGGGTGAGCTACGACCAGGTACTGCTTCTGGCTCCCGGCCAGGCGCCAGGCAGTACCGTTTAGTGACGGACCATTGATACCTTCCGCCCATAAAGCAGCCTTGCCTGTAAACGTGGGTTGGTTGCTTGCATTGAGCTCTGCTTTGAAGATTGTCCAGTACTGATTACTGCTCGTACCAGCGAAATAACCATCCCCCAGCGGAACGGTTGCCGAAAAGAAATCGCTCTGCGACGACCTGATTGGATAGGCCATCCTCGGATTGGTATTACTAGCCAATAAACTGCCCGCGCCGTCTGTGACGATATATCTCCCAGTGCTTTGGCTCATGTATAAGGCCTTGCCGGTCAGGCGGAAGCCGACAAGATCGCTATACACATTTGTGCCCCCGCCGAAGATAGACGAGTTATACCCTAGATTTGTGGCCGTATTCGAGTAATACTCCTTGAAATAAAAACCGCTGCTGGCCGATCTGTGGTCATAGCCAACGCCGCACCGACCTTGCGTATCCGACCAATGCTGAAGTGCCGGGTAAGCACCGCCTGTTGAGCTGTAGGTGTTGAGTTGCAGGTCGCTGGAAAATGTATAATGCGAAGTGCCATTATAGGAATAAGTGCTAACCCACCCATAGCCGCTGCTGTCATACGTCGGCACGATTAGGTTGTTATTAGCCCCGATATTCACACTGCTGCTTGGATGCTTGCGTGTAGGGACGTCTGCCCCCACTTCGCGTCCTGCGGACACCGTATTGCTGGTGGTGACAGTCGCACCCCATGACTGAACGCCATAGACGCTATCCTGATGAATTCGCCCTACAACTGCCAAGCGGCCTGGGGCGGGTTCTCCATAGGTTGTCGTCGACCAGCCTGTCCCTGAAGTATTGTTTATGCTTGATCCCGTGCCAAGGGTAACAACACCGGCTTCGCTGACCTGAAACGGCTGAGCAGTCCAGCCGCAACGGTTGCCTGGGTTGTCCCTTCCGCCGTACCCTAGTAAGAATTGATTCGCATTCAACTGGCTGACGCGACTAAATCGCAGACTATCGATCCAGGTATCAGGAGTTAAGGTCGTTGTCGAAATGAGCGGCAGTGCGAACGACAATCCGCCTGCGCTACTTCCGCCGCCGCCGGTAACTGCCGTAAGAATCTTGCGCGCCATTACTGAAAGCCTCGCGTAATCACTTCTTAGAGCTCAGTCGCTGGCTCGGGGGAGCCGACAGGTTCAGTGACCGGTTCGTCACCTTGATCAGCCGAATCAGCTGCTACCCCTTCATCAACCGTGGCTCTTGGGGGATTGCGAAAGAAGACCGAATAGTCTGGGATCTCGACGTTTTCAAGGCCAATCTCAATCGCGCGCTCAGGCAGCGCTCTGAGCTCTTCTCGGTAAGTCAAGGCAATCTGACGATTTTCCTTGGGATACGGCGCATCATCCAGCAGTAAAAAGTCAGATGCCGCCAGTGCCGCATTCCGCGCAGCACGCAGATCATCCATGCTGGTGAAGGCCATTGCAAACCGAAACCTTTCGTATCATCCTAATGGAGATGATTCTTCCTGCAGTGGCAGGGGGGCCTACACCATCAGGGCGGTCAAGGCCGTTGCGTCATACACGTTGACCATGCCGGGACCCATGAGCACCAAGAACTGCTTCTGGTCGCCGCCCAGGCGCCAGCATTGATAGCTCACCGAGGCACTTGGGGTTAGCCCCGACGAGCTAAGCAATGTCGCCTTTGGCGTGAGTGTGGCGTTATTGGATCCATCTACCGCGACCTTGAAGATGACCCAGTTGCCACTGCTTGTAGGCTGTGCGAAGAAGTCGTTGCCAAGTGCGGTCGTTTGGTTGCCAAGGTAGGTTGAGCTACTTGCGAACGTAGGGCGACTCAGGGCCTTCGCTTGGGCTAGCACCGTCCCGTTGCCGCCAGTCACCAGGTATCTGCCGTTCCCATTGACATAAACGGCCTTACCGCCTACAAGGCGGTAGCCTGTGACGGTCGAGTAATTCGAATCTCCGAGAAGCGTGTTACTGTAGCCTAGATTCGTTGGCGTGCTGGAGCTGAACGCCTCGATCATGTAAAAACCGCTCGAGGAGTCTCGATGGTCAGAAAGAATGCCGCATCGCTCCTGCGTGTCCGACCAATGTTGCAAGGCGGGGAAGCCGTAGTAGGTACTGGAGTAAGAATTGACAGTAGTCCCGGCCGCGTAATCGTAGTGACTGGAGCCGTTGTAGCTATAGCGGTTCCACGTGCCATAGCTATTCGTGGTATAGCCAGGTAGATATAAATTACTTCCGTTACCCACGCCAACAAGGTTGCCGCTATTGGGATGCGCGTATGAAACTCCCGTGCTGTAATCGGATCCCTGATTCCGCCCCGTGGTGACCGTATTATTGCTGGCGAATGTCGCACCCCAGCTCATGATGCTATAGGTGGTCCCACTCCAGTAGTGGCGCCCGATGACAGCGAATCGACCAGGAGCAGGCTCTGAGACGAACTGGGTAGTCGATATCGAGCTACCAGAACTATTGGTAACCGTAGAATTCGACCCCAGGGTGATAACACCACTGTTGCTGACCTGAATGGGTCGAGCCTGCAGAGCAATGATATTACTTCCGGTGTTATAGCCAAATTCAACGTAACCAAACTGGTTAGCGCTGAGTTGACAGCCCCCAGAGGAGTCCAGAGCCAGGCTATATGTACCGGCCCACGACGCGGAGGAGATCAGCGGAAGCGAAGTGATAATTCCGGCGATGGACCCGCCGCCACCGCCGCCACCTGACTGAACAAAGATCTTTCTGCTCATCGCTTACCCCCCTAGCGCTCCTTAACGCGATCAGGATTCGAGGCCGTAGGCAACGAATGAAACATTGCCGGCGCTGCTGCCAACAAAAATGCGCGCGCCACTCTCCAAGGTGATACCAGTGCGCTCTAGGGCACTATTGGCTGTCACCGAGAAATCAAACTCGATGTAGTACTGAGTGGCAATCGCGCCCGTGGTTGCTGTCACAGCTGCAGGCACAACAGCAATCTTGATGGTGTCAGCCGAGCTGTTTTGATTGCAAGCCGAGAGTATCAGCGTCGTGGTCGTGCTCGCCGTGACCAGAGGGGTCGAAGCGTAGGTAGGCGTACCGCCGGAGGGCTTAGCTGATCCTTTGATACCCGAAGCCATGATCCGATCGCAATGCTTGCGGCAAAGTGAATGCCTGGTCTCTCAAGTATAGAGACTATTCGCCTGGTTCACTCAAGCGAGCCACCATGGCTCGCAGCGCCTTTGTTCGATCGACGACGCGCTGTAGCGGCTTCACCGCCTGCACGGAAGCCTGGCGAGCGCCTCGGTTGGAGGCGAGACGCTGCTGCTGTTGCTGAACGGCGCGCTTTTTGGCCTGCATCACGCAGACGCTGCGACGAAGTAGGCGTACTGCAGGAACGACGCCGTTGCCGTATAGGTGCCAGAGATCAGAAGCTGCCAGTTGGCAATCTCTGTTCCGTCGGTGATATTGACACCGTTGGCAATGTGATCTGTCAGGCAAAGGTAGTAGTCCAGGTTCGGGGCCGTTCCAACAGACACCAGGTCTCCCTGGAAGTAGGCCGTTCCATTGGTATAGACGCCACGGGATTGCTGGCCGGATGCAAACCGCTGCCAGCGGCTGCTACTGGTGAAATCCGTATAGAACGTACCCGACGTGTGATTCGCGAGCGCCCGGTAGGACTGCCCCAGGTGAATCACGGCATCGTTGACTTTGTAGTCGGTCGCAGTGGCCCAGGTTCCACGATGCTTGTATCCGCCAACAAGCTGCTCCCAGTACGTTGCGTTCGGGGGTTCGTTGCCAGTGCTGTTGGCGATGCAGCGATACACCGAACCGCCGTGGACAACGACGTCGTTGACTCCGTAAGCGGTCGCCGCGTTATAGGCGCCCTGACTGGCTAGGCCCTGAACAAAAACCTCCCAGTAGGTCGCATTGGGAGGCTGGTTCCCAGTCGATGCGGCAATGCACCGGTAGGTGTTGGCGCCACTCACCACCAGGTCGTTCACCTGGTAGGCAGTTGCCCCGTTGTAAGTACCGCGAGCGCTGAGGCCCGAGACCATTTGCGCCCAGTAGGTCGTGTTACTGGGGCTCTGGCCGATCGTGGCGATCGAGCTGATATAGCAGTAAGCGTTGCCGCCGAAGACGACGACATCATTAAATTCGTACTGGTTCGCTGAGTTGTAGCTTCCCCGATAATGGAACCGCAGCTTACCGAGATCAATAACGGTGCTCATACGATCTCAACCTGCAGATGTCCAGGATAGGAAGTTGTCCAGCTGAAGCCCAGAAGCTTGTCAGACCACACCACCTGAGCGTAGTCGTCATCTCTGATTATAGAGTCGTCCTTTAGCTTGACAAAGCTCCCATCGTCGTGGCGCACGACCTGAAAGGAGCCCGTCGCGGGATCGTATTTGAAGCCATAGGCAATCTTGCCGGCGGGCTCCGGAAACTCAACAACCGCTGGTGCGATGACCTCTTTGACCAGTTGAATCGAGCTCATCAGACATCCTCGTAAACAGAGACCACGACATTGAAGCTGCCAACACCAGGCGCGGTCTGCGGGGCATCGGCTTTCACGATGTCACCGGCCAGCAGGACCATCTTTTCCGAGCCCGTCAGCCGCTGGGACTCACCTGAGCCCACCCGCAGATCCTTGCCGATGTAGTACAAGGTTCCGCCCGAATCGATCCACACGCTGACCGGCAGATCAAATGCCGTGACGTTGGTCACCGTCAATCCGGTGATCACGGATTTCTTTGCTGCAGGAGTCGTATAGACGCTCACGGGAGCCGGAGCGCTCGGCGGACTCCCGACGGCTGCCGATGCTCCCCTGGTGAATGTTGCCATTATCCGAATGCCAGGATGTCAGCGATCGAGATCTGAGAACCAAGAGGCTGCCATGCGTTAATGACCCCTCCTAGGTACATGCTAAAGCTGCCACTCAAGCTGTTGTACCAGATGTCACCTTGCTCCACTCCAGTCGTCGGCTCACTGGATTGGACCCACAGCTGAGTCTGAACCGGATACCAGGCCGAAGTACTGCTGAGGTATACCTTCAGTAACCCATTGGCGGTGTCATACCAGAGCAATCCGTTATTCGCCGGGCTTGGCTCAGTGGTCCCGACGTCGACGGTGGCACCCGTGTTTCCCGAGATGATATTGATCCACGTCGTGCCATCGAAAATGCGGATCGTATTGTTTCCGGTATTGAACCAGAGGTCCCCCTCAACCGGCGTCGAGGGTGGGGTGGCCGACCGGATGACATTGGCCGAATGAACAATCCGGTCGCTATCTGGCAGCTCTTGCGGGAAGCCACCGACCAGTACCAGTGGATACCGTTGCATCAGCTCAGCAGCAATGGAGTCTGGGGTTGGACATCAAGCTGTGTCGTGGATATCGCCTGCCCCACCATCGACAAGTAGATGCCTCCGCCTACTGGTGGTGTGAGGCTGTAGGTGCCGTTGAGGCCCAGGAAATACTCGCTGCCTGCGGTTAGTCCTGCGAGACCTGCAATCTTGCCGCGCACGACAACGACGACAGACGTGTCTGCTGCTGCGGAATCCCTCGCCAGACCAAGGACATTGGCCTCGTTCCGGGTCCCTGTGTTGCGGGCCTTGTAGACCTTGCCATCGGCAGCCATGTATACAGCATCTCCAACGGCCAACGCCTCGCCTGCGGTAACAGGCAACAGAGTCGACACATCAGAGGCTGGGCCGGCGCCTGAGATCGCGGAGCGCAGATCAATCAACGCCTGAATAACACCAGCTGTATTGCTGGGATATGACACAACAGTTCCTCCTGCAGCGGCAATGCATGCCGTGATGGCGGCGATAATGCCTGATGTATTCTCGGCGTACCGTTCCTGATAGAGCGGCAATACCGATGGATTCAGAGGCTCTGTAGTCACGGTAATGCTCTTGCCCCAGCTCGATTCTAAGTTCTCGCTCAGGGAACAATTACAGGCGCGCCAGTAGAACCAGCTTCGACACGCTCAATGAATGGATACGTCATCGAGCCAACGGTCACCGTCGACTCGAATTGCCCGCTTCCTGCATTGAAGATCCGGATCTGCTGAGAACCTCGCTCCAGCCACCAGTCGTTCTGCCGGCACCAAATCGCAAGCGGTTCTTCGCCGTCGTTCCAAAGCAGCGGTCGGGGATCTGGGCGAATGGCGTCCCGCACGTCCGAGCCTGGGAAGAGCTCGAGCCCAACCACCTCAGCCAACGACATGGCGTAGCGGTCGTAATTCACTTGGCGCAATGCGAAGTACTGATTGAAAACTCGCTGGCTATAACGCCCCTCCGATGCGCCTGCCACCTCAAGAATGTCTCGCTCTTCCTGCGTCGGATAATCACTTGGCTCATACCACGGGATACCGCATTGCCAGCGCAAGGCGTGCATGTGCTTGCACTCGCGCCGCTGGTCGATACGGAATGGCAATGTCCGCCACTGCCGGTAGTAGCCCGCCCCTTGCCTTTCCCATGGCGCTCGAACGGTCCTGTTCGCATTCGGCATCGGGAATTCACGCATGGCCATCCCAGCGCGATCGTCCTCGGGGTATTCAAGGTTTGCGAGCGCTCCACCCAGGTGATCCGGGCAGCAGCAAAACATCTTGAAGGAGGAGCACAAGTGCCGGCCGCTGGCAGTGTTCCAGGTCAGTGGCGCACTTGGGTCATAGTCGAGCGCTTTCCAGTAGATCCGGCCATTCCTTTCGATACGCCCTTGTGGTTTCGATAGGTCGAAAATCAGGGTCATCGATCCCGGGTTGGCCGCAATCAATGTCAGCGCGATGCTGCCGACTGGCCGACTGATCAGGTCATCTGGGTAGTTCGTGCCAGAGGCTGTGTCCTCAAATTGGTCTCCAAGGAACACCGAAAAGATCCCAACCTGGGCTGGTGTGAGCACGCCTGAGACGTCGTAGGTCAGCGTGTGATTGGCTGGGTCCGGGTCAGACGTATTCACGCTGATTGCTGCAGCACTCAGCGGTTGCGGCAGAATGATGCTCCCGCGCGTCCGCATCCCGACATACCAGGCCCGCTCAGGACTGCTGCCGCTCGGAAAGACGGTGACGATGTCTTTCGACGTGCCATCAACAGCGCCAGTGACAAAGCGCGCAAGGCTGTGGATCTGGTAGTCAGCCCAGCTTCGGCCATTTCCGAAATAGTATTCCTGGCCTAGCTTCCAGCGCCGGTAATCTGATTCGCGGTTGTACGCCTCGATCACCGAGGGGAACGTCACCGAGCCGTATTCGCCGAGTCCCTGCCCTTTCGACGGGTAGACACCGCTCGCCTTTTGTCTCATGGGCTTGGACACAGGGCTCAAGCCGAAGCCCTGATCCATGCGTGATCCAAGCCGCTTTGGCATTACCGCCCGAAGCGCCGCGAGTAGTAGTCGGCGGCGGAACGCCCGCTACCGCTCGCTAGGGAGGAACCGTCGCCACCTGTTGAGCTCCGGCTGCCATAGCTCCCTGAGATCATCGAGCCGCTACCGGATCCGCGACCCGCTCTGCCACTTTGGTACGAGCTTGTACCAGACGCCAGGCTGTAGCTGCCGCTGAATGGGCTGCTGCCTCTACCGCGACCGCCGCCTCTCAGGGTTTGCAGCCCGTACTCAGCGTCTTGAGCCTGCCAGTCACGGAAGGCTTGATACTGCCCATCGTCGATGCCGGTATTGCCTGAACCTCCGGCCTCCGTACCTGCCGAAGTCGATGAAGCAGTTGATTCGCTTCGCGACTTCAGGAGCTCCTCGAACTGCCTTTGGTAATTGGCAAGCGTTTCTTCAAGTTGCTGCTTATATGCATCGTCGACGCCTGTTTGCTGCTTCTCCTCAAACTGCGAACCAAGTTGTTCGATTTGACTGGCCAGCTCATCCATCCTTGCATCGAACTGGCTGTTGTCTTGCTCGCTAAGCACCCGAGTGTCGTCACCCATTTGGAGCTCACCGCGCAGCGTCTCCTCTCGCTCTCGCCACGAGTTCTCATAGTCGACGCCCATCTGGTCCATTTGACTTTGATACTCGCCCAGCAGTCCCTCGGTTTCCTGGCGATAAGCCTCGTTTTCATCCCGGAGCGACTGCAGACTTTCGTCAAACCCCTGCTGCTGCTCATCAAACCTTGACTGAAAGTCACCTTGGGCCTCATCCCATTTCGATTGGAAATCGCTGCCTAGCTGGTCATAACTGGACTGCCAATTCTCACGCTCTGTATCGAATGTATTTTGCTGATCCGCTAAAGCCGTGTTCCTGCCCGCAATCTTGTCTCTCAGTTTTTGGATGCGGTCGTTGACATGGTTGCTCTTGGAGTTGCCGTTGTTCCCCTTTCTGCCGGGATTATTGTTATTGCTCGGTAGAGCATTTGTCCGACCGCCCGCTAGAGGATTATTGACTCTGCCGCCTTGATTACCAGGATTGTCCTTCCCTGCGGGCGAGTTCGTTCGCGACGCTCCAGTCAGACCATTATTGACTTTGTTCCCCTGATTACCGGGCTTGTTCCGCGCCCCCGGTTTAACGGTATTCGCACCCTGAGCCTTGCTGCCGCTATTCCCGGGCTTCCCGGAAATCTGGCTGTTCCCCTTAACTTTATCCTTGGCATTCTGCGCCATCCGGTCAGCCGCGCTGACCTTTGCCGGTGAATCTTTGGCTTGATTGCCTGCCTGGTTTGAGCGATTCGTGATCTGCTGCTGCGCACGGCTAACCGCGCTCGCAGCTGCCCTCGGGTTTGATGCTGCCCTGCCTGGCTGGTTACCTTGATTAGGCCTCGGAGCTGGCGCAGGATTAGGCCTCGGCCTCGGAGCCGGATTAGGCCTCGGAGCCGGATTAGGCCTCGGAGCCGGAGCCGGATTAGGCCTCGGAGCTGGCGCAGGATTAGGCCTCGGCCTCGGAGCCGGATTAGGCCTTGGAGCTGGAGCCGGATTAGGCCTCGGCGCTGGAACTGGATTAGGCCTCGGGGCTGGGGCCGGATTAGGCCTCGGCGCCGGACCGGGATTCGGCCTTGGCGCTGGAGCCGGTGCTGGACGCGGCGCTGGGGCAGGGTTAGGCCTCGGAGCTGGTGCCGGGTTAGGCCTCGGCGCCGGAGCTGGGGCCGACTTTCTGCCGCCGCCTTTTTTCGCCATGACTAGAAGAAGCCGCCCTGGGCAAACACGTGGACACGGGTCGACGCGCTAGGCGCCGTCAGCACGGCGTTCACTCCGACATAGATCAGCGCGCCGGAGGGCACATATAGGCCTGTGTTTTTCTTGTCGGTTTCCGATGCGAAGGTCGTCGTCGTCGCTGCAGGTCCTGCCAGGTTGGGTACCGGGACACACAGTGGCGGCAGCGAGATATTGGTGCGCTGACCTGCCGAGCTCGAGCCAATCGCGGCACTCGCGACGCACGCGGTGTTACTTGAGTTGATGCCGTTCGACGATGTCGCAACGCTCAGGAACACCAGCACTGTCGATGCGGTAGTGCTGGCCTGGTTGGCAACGATCGAGATGCTGTCAATAATGCCGCCGTCGTTTGACGAACAGTCAACCAGCAATACACAGCCGCCGCCGTTGACTGTGTTGAAGTCAGTCGAGGTATTGAGGCAGGCCGCGCCGCCGATCGTTGCAAACGAGTGCAACGGCCGGTCGACCAGCAGTGGCATTTTATTGCTGGACGTCGTTGCCACTTACGGCCTCTCTAGTCTTCTCAGATTGTATCCAGAAATAGACTGTGGCGTTCTAAACGCAAGACGCCTCAGCTCATTGGCTCATTGCGACGAGGGCCGCCGCCTACTCCAAACCGAGTGCCCCGCGCCTTACGCGGGCCTTGAATCGGACCATCGCCCGGAGCACTACCCCAGCCGATATGGCTTTGCACCTCCGCATCGTCCGTCGCACCGCCCCCTTCAGCGAAGGCGCCCCACTGGTCAGGCCGGGTGAACTGTGGCGCCTCCTCGGTCGCATAGCGCTCACCATCGCCATAGGGATTGCGGCTGTGAACGACATTGCCTTCTGAGATAAACGACTTTGCGTTCTGCGGATTATTTGGCACCGTGCCGCGAGCGTCCGCAAAGAACTGCTTGGCTTCCTTGTGACCCTCCTTGTTGAGGTACCACTCGTTAAAGCGTGTGCTGCGCTTAGGCCCTTGCCGATACTTCCGATCGACAAGACCCTCGCCACCCGGCTGCTTTTCTTTGCGGCGCTTCATGATGACTCTTTAGAAAAGGCCTTGACCTTGATAACCGCCCACAGTCGGGAGTCCCGCTAGTTCGTTGCGGTTGCGCCAGATTTTTGCGTTCACCAGCTTCGTGAACTCGTCCACTCCTTCCGGCATGTTGAATTCACCAACAGCTCCTGCGGGAAGCTGGTAGCCCGTGGTCGCAGCGCTCTGGGGCTGCATGTTGAACGCGCCTTCGCCTGCGCCAGTGCTCTTGGCTTGAGGCACGATCGCCTGCAGTTCGGCCATCTTGCTTCGATTCACCCCGGCAACCATCCCCGGCTCGTTCCCGACGGTGACACCAGGAGCCACAGGCGCGCCGTCGTAAAGGGCGTACTTGGCATTCATCAATGCCTGCTCGCCCACTGTCGGCTTCACCTGATCAACCGTTGGGGCAGAGGGCACCCCGCCGCCCATGGTTGGTTGACCAGCAGGGAACTTCTTCATGTACTCGCGCAGGGCCATGCCCTTGTTCGCCCGTGCCCACTCAGCCATGGCGCCGGTGTAACCCATGCCCTGGATGATCTCGTCGATCGAGCCTTCGCCAAGGGCCCGCTGCGCGGCGTAGTAGCCAGCCAGGTTGTCGCCCTTGTATTTGTCCTGCAGGGCGAGATCTTTCATCGCCTTGCCCTGCTCGGTATTCCAGTACTCCTTGGAGGCGTACTGCTGCATCATGCGGCGCGCCTCGGATTCGCGTGCCGTACCTGCGGGTGTGACATGCGTTGTCCAGCTAGAGCCAGCCGAAGCCAGTGTTTCGTCTGGAGCGTTGCGGCCGTTCGGCCATTTCGATGGGTCGACCTTGCTGCCAACCTGATTCCCGTTCGGGCCCTTTAAGTCAGGATGCAGGAAGGGTGAGCCGGCGGGATTGCGAAGCCGGTCAAGCTCTTGCTGTTTTGCCGCTTTCGCTTTTGCCTTATTGGCCATGATGCGATCGCTTGCAGCCCCAACGCCTGGTATCCAGCCCAGCCCATTCTTGGTTACCTGGTAACTCCAAATATCGTTGTTGAGCTTGTCTCGGTCATTCCTGACGTCGAGCAACTTTTTCGCTCGTGACTCCTGCTGCTGCCGAGCCTGGAATGCGGCATTCGCCGCAGCAAAGCTTGGCCAATTCTTTCCCTGGTCGTCGGTGTATGTACCGTTGGGATTGCGATAGCCCATTGTCTACCTCCAGCTGATTGAGCCTGTTGCCTGGGCGATGCGCGTGCCCACGGCGGTGTCTGCTGGCCCCGGGATGGCCATGATGAATTCAGCGCCGGCACGCTCAAAGGCGTAACGGCGAACCTCGTCGCGGCGATAGTTCGCCACATACAAGGTCTCAGCCAGTCGATCTACCTCCCGCAGGTAGACCTCCCGGTAGTCGCGATCAGCCTTCAGCGGATCAGACGAATAGATCGCACGATCCGTATCGCCTGTGATTCGCTCGATCCGGCTGGGCTGGGGCTGATCTTCAACACGGAAGATCTGCGAGACCTTGTACGCCTTGTCACAGCGATCAAGGTGCTCGAGCACCCGTGCGTAGAAGTAGCTATCAGGCACCCGCGCCATAGCCTCCTCCAATCTGGCGACATCGCCAGCGGGTAGGTTGGCACCTACGTTGTAGCCCAGGTGAAACCTGCAGCGACTTTTGTCGTAGTTGTTAAGTTCCAGGGAACCTCAACGCGACCTGGGCCTCATTCTAAGAAGCTCAGCCGATGTAGATCAGATCTTCTGCAATCACCTCGTCCCAATCCACGCGGCCGATCTTGCGCAGTTGCTCGAGATTCTTGAATCGCTCGCCGGGCAGAGACAGGCGCAGCTCGACAATCTTCTTGGCGGTTGCGTAGCCAATACCCTTGACGTGCTTAGCGATGCCTTCAGCGGTGGCCACGTTGAGGTTCAAGCGGGTATCCGCAGGGATCGCGGATTCGGGCAGCTTGTCCTCATCCTCCTTGGGTTCTGCACTTTGGGGCTCGATCGACACCCCAGTGCGACCCTTGCCGGGTTCGTACGAGACAAGATCAGCCAGGGCCACATAGCTCACAGAGCCAGTGCTGTTCTTGACCATCGCCCACTCCTTGTCGTGGTGGCCGATGAATTCAACGATCTGACCGTTCTTGGTGTTCTGGTACAGCGCCATAAGACACAAAAAAGAGGGCGCCTGACTTTGCAGACGCCCTCATTGTAGGGATAAACAACCGATCAGGACTCGGTGATGAACGGCAGGTAAGTGCTGTTCACGTCGGGCACCACATCATCGATGTAGTAGCAGACTTCAACCACGATCGGAGTACCGCCAGTGGCGGTGGAGGTCAGAGTGGAGCCAGCGGCGGTGCCGGTGCTGTCGGTGACGAACACCTTCAGAGTCTCGGCGCCGGTCAGAGCCACGGGAGTGATCAGACCTTTGCTGTTAGCGACGGGAGCCACGGTGCCGCCGGAGACGGCCACGGCCGAAGAGGTCGTGGAGACTGCGGTAGCGGTGATGGTGTCGTCGTTCGCCAGGGCATCGGCCACCTTCAGGCGGTTGGTGTTGGTACCAACCAGGCCAGAGAAGGCGGTGCCCACGCCACGGTCCTTACGCAGATCGGGCACGCGGATACCAACGCGGTAGATGTTGGCGCCAGCGGGCACGGTCAGACCGGTGATGTTCGGACGAGGCTTGTCGTCCTGACGCAGGTCGGGGCTAGGGATGGTGATATCGAAGCTGGTACCACCAGTTGCACCCACCAGTGCGTAGCCGATCACCTGGTAGTAGGTACGGCCGGGGAGAGCCACAACAGGCTGACCCTGGTAGCTGCTCAGTTCGGTAACCCAGTTACCGGGGTAGATCTTCTTCGCCATTGTTCGTTACCTCCTATCAGTACACGAAGCTGTAGGCGACGGTGATGAAGTCCTTGTTCAGGATCTCAAAACCGGCGAAGAGCGACCAGATCATGATAATAAAACGACTGAAATCGTCGTTGTTATTCAACAGGATCTGAGCGTTATTACCACCGATACCCACGCCCACGGCTTGAGGGCCGAAGAACAGCATGGGGGCGGCAGTGGTCACGGCAGAGGTGATCGACGCATCAGCGATGGTCACCTGCAGAGACTTCTCGGGGAGGTTGGTCGACTCGAACCAGCGGACACCCTCAAAGAGGAAGCCGGTAGGCATCACGGGCTGACCAGCCACGAAGCCTGCCTGGCCGTAAGCGGGACCCATGCCATAGAAGAAGTTGGCGTTGGGAGCCTGCTCGGGCTGCAGGGGGTTGACCATACCGTTACCCGCGTAACGAGCGATCTCACGGAACGCGTCGTTCTGGCGCAGGTGCATCATTGCGGTGGGATCCGCGATGCAACGGTAGTAGCCATCGGCGAAGGTCGGGACATTGCGCTTGCGCATGTCCTTGACCACAGCCAGGAGGTCGGTCTTGACGTCGAACTTCGCAGACTGACCGGCGCTGTAGCTCAGATAAGGAGCAGCAGAACCCTTGGTCTTGTTCAGGGGATAGTAGTAACCACCCTGAGTGCTGTCGGCCTTGCCATTGGCTTCGGCTTTGAACAGCTCGTCAGCGAAGACGCGGTCGCGCCAACGGCGATAGTCGTCCAGCAGAGTCAGCGAACCGATGCTCTGGTGGAACACATTCAGGTTGCCGGTGTCCAGCAGCAGGCGCTGGGCAGTCAGCAGGGTCTCACGAGCCACCTTGAAGGTGGACGGAGCGGTGGGATCAAGGGGATCAGCAGGACCGGTGTACTCCTTGAGCGTCACCAGGACCTTGTCCTTGACGATATTGCGGCTAGATGCAGTGCCCAGAGTTTGATCGGCAGTGCGCTCGCGGGAATCCTTGTTGCCAGGATTGCCCCAGAAGCGGTAACGATCGAGCTGAACAGTCTGGCCCGGCTGCTTGGCGAAGTCATGCACGACGACGGGCTCAACCGCCATCTCGATGATGTAGCCAGGGTGGGGCCGATAAAGCTCTGCGCCTAGCAGCTTGGGAAAGTCATTATCGATCCACATGGGTCGACAGGCTCCTCAGCTGGTAGAAGAAACAGCACGCAGAACGCGCGCTTGCTCTTACTATAAAGTCGATTTGTAGGGTGAAAAAATTTGGACGCGGCGGATGTCCGAGGCCTCCTGGGCCTACTCCTCCCTGACGGCAGCCTTGTCCCATATCGCAGTCCTGCAGGGGGTTACATCCAACTGACGTTGACTGCCGGGGTTTCTGAGTCCGCGTTTCTCGAGGACAAGGTCGCCGAATTTCGGCAATTCATCTCGACTTCGGCAGAAATTATTCCCTACAAGACGCGCCCGCGCGCCAACGGCAAGACGACCGAGGTGCTGCGCTTTCGGGTCTCGACCAACAAGCTGCGCCCTGTTTACAACCTGCTCTACCCGGGCGGCGAACGGCAGATCACTCAGAACGCTCTGGATCTCCTTGGCGCCAAGGCTGCCGCGTGGTGCTGGGCCGAAGGAGCTCGGCTGAACCGTGATGGATCTTCGTGCCTAGCCCGCGTCGGTAACTCCGTCGATGAAGGACACATGGTGTCGTCGTGGATTGAAGTCCTCACCGGCGCACGCTCCGAGATCGAGGGAGAACTGATCAAGCCAAGGCTTCGTTTTGATGCCGAACAGACCCGCAAGATCCGGGAGTCCTTGGCTCCCTATGCACCGCCCAGTCGTCAACACCTTTTCACCGGAGAGCAGTGGGATGTCCACTCAATTCGTAGCGCGCGTACTGAGCTACAGCATCGGCAAGGGGAAAATTGCTCTCAAGGGGAGCCGCAAGAGGCCCTGGCTGGAACTCAAGCGACCCGAGACTGAGCGCGCGTATCTCGGTTCCCAGGTCTACCAGCTACGCAAACTCCATCCCGGGGAGCTCGAGATCTTCTGGGACCGAGTGCCAACCGAGGGTTTCTACGACCTCGATCGAGCCAGGATTCAAAGCGATGAACTCTGGCGCGCCTACGAGCTCCTCTACCCCCGCGACAAATTCACGCTGTCACCGACCGTGCTCGAGCTCACGGGGCTCCAGGGCGCTTGCGCGCTCTGGCTTGATCACGGCTCCTGGTATGGCCGAGCAGGGGAGATCACAGGGGGCTACAGCCCCCACGAGAAGAAGCTCATCGGTGAGTGGTTGACCTCTTTAGGCTTCGAGGCTGCGAACAAGCGCGTTGACAGCCGATGCCGCCTTTGCATCTCCCCTGATTCGATGCGCAAATTCATCCCGGCGATCCGCCCGCTCGTACACGCATCGATGCGTAGCAAGCTTCAACGTAAAAGGACCTAGGCTGAATTCTGCCCCGAAGCAGAACTACGTCAGGGGCCTCCAGGAGCTCGAGTTTTTGTAGTTTCCTCGAGCTGGTGAGTGATCCGCCGTGCTCTTGATCACAGTGCGGCGGCGCCTGGAAATGATCTTCTTAGGATATTCAAGATCCTGCGGATCACCGATGGCGATTCCAGAGAACCCTCCCAATACACCCGAGCAGAACAAGCCAAGCGAGCCGCGTCGCTTGGGCTCTGATTACTGCCTCGCTTCGGGACTTCGGCGCAAATTCCTTGACTTCTGCGACGAGAATCCGGGCGCAGAAGAGTGCCGCGTCTACGACCTCTAAGGCTCAGGACTCCTTGAATCAATCTCTTAGACTGCATCAATCGCGATAACCCGGCCCGATGGCGGTCTTTAATAAGCTGAACGGCTTTGTTGAACACCTCAGTCTGGGTGTTCACAATCTCTCGACCAATCAGCTGGTGCTCGCGCTCAGCAACGTCAACCCGACTGCAGAGGCGACCCCTCCCACTGGAGCGACAGCCAACTGTGTGCTGGCCAACGTCACCCAGGTCTCCTATACCAACCTGAGTAGCCGCAACATCACCACCACCAGCTCTGCACAGGCCTCTGGTACCTACAAGCTGGTTCTCGCGGATCTGACGCTGAACGCGACAGGGACAGTCGGACCGTTCCGCTACATCTACGTCTTCAACGACACGCCCACCTCGCCAGCTGATCCGCTCATCGGCTACTACGACTACGGCACGTCGCTGACCCTCTCCAACGGCGAAAGCCTGACCATTGACTTCGACCAGGTGAATGGCGCTCTGACCCTGGCCTGATCCCCTCGCCAGGATGAAGAATGCCGACGCTTGTTGCTAATCGCCAGAGATATCAAGCCGAAGGCTCGGCGGCGGTCCTCACTTTTACACGCCGCTTCTATGCAGACACCGGCGCATTCACTGCCAGTGGCGGCAGCACGCAGTACCCGCGCGGCTACTACCAGGCCCCTGTAACAGCAGTCTATGCCGTCCTTGGGCCAGAGGCTTACCCCAAGGCCAGTCTTCGCTTCTCTCTCTCGAGCGGCACTTTCTCGCGCGCGCCTGTGGCCGCCAGCTTCATCAGGGGCTACATCCTCTATTGCGATGCGGGCTCCTTCCTCGCGACGGGCGTAAGCAATTCGATCTTTCTGCACGCCCGGGTTATTGCCCCGATTGCGGCGTACGAGGCCGAAGGACCGGTCACCGCACTGCAGCGGGCGCTCATTTTTGACGTCTCTACAGCCGCCTTCACTTCCAGTCCCCAGGGCAGCGGCTTCCAGTTCCAACCGCCAGCACCCGCTTCCGGACAGCGGCGCGACAAGCCGCTCAATCCTTATGGAGGTAGCGACGACACAGGCGGCTCCTTCATCCGTCCCCAGTACGTCAAGTACAACTCTGCTCTCAAAGCCAAGAACTTCGGCCTCATCAGCAACCTGTTCTCAGTTGCCGAGGGTGAACTTGGCAGTCAGGCCGGATCCAATACCGCTTTCTTTGTCGTCGAAACCGATGGCCCTGCGCAGCTCTTCATTAAGAACAACACCACATCACCCTTCACTAAGAACTACCTATCAGTTGGTGTCCTTGACGCCGATCGCAAGCCACTACCGCTGAACCCGGACGGCTTCGCTTATCGCAATGACAACCACGCTACCGAGACAAACGAAGCAGCGGAGTCGCTCCCTGCTGGCGTGTACTACTTCACGATCTCCTGCAATCAGTGGCAAGCGATTCCTTTTAAGGTCACCATGCAGGTCATCCGGTTTAAGCCGCTCATCGGCGCTGCCGGAGGCACATTCGCGCCGTATGGTCGATTTGCTATCGCCAAGCTGTACAGCGCTGCGACCCTGACGGGTCCCATGTCGGGAACGATCCCACCCGATTCCAAGATCGATCGTCTCTCCGGCGCAGCTACTATCGCCGCGATACCTGTACTGTCGCTTGCGATCATGCGCGGCGCTGCAGTTGGAACAATGGTTCCGTACGGCAGGCTCAAGCAAACTCATCGCATCTCAGGTTCCGCAATTGGCACCGGAAGCAGTATCGCTACCCTGAGTTCTGCCCCTCCCTACGGAGGAGGTTATGGGGGCGGCTATTAGAACTAGCCGGCTCCATGAACTTGCCAGAATGGTTCAGTAGAGAAGTAAGTCCATGGCGTTCTCGCAGTATTTTGCAACCCAGGTATTGAACTGGGTCAAGGGATCTCCGTTTCCTACTGCGCTATCGAATGTCTACGTGTCCTTGCACACCGGTGATCCCGGCTCGGCTGGCACATCGAATGATGTAACCGGCACGATCAAAGGCAGTGCAACCCGGACTACTGTCTCGAGCGCAGCTTTTACTGCCGTCGCATCCGCATCAGGCGGCGGCTTCGAGATCACCAACACTGGCGTGGTTCAGATCACAACCAGTGCTGTGAATACAACAACCCAGACCGTTACGCATTTCGGCATCTGGGATGCCGCCACCGGTGGCAACTTCCTCGCCTCTGGCGCACTGACAACCTCCGTTGGTGTCCAGCTTGGTGACACCGTTCAATTCAACATCGGCGCTATGGCCGTGCGTGTGATCTGATGGCCAAGGTCAAGAAGAGCCCAACCGGCGCCATCCACAAGGATCCGGTTGAGAAGATCACTCGCCAGGGGAATGGTCGACGCAGCCGCGCCAGTCACGGCCGCAAGCTGCGTCGGGGGCAGGGGAAGGGCTGACGACTATCGTCCGTCAGGGCATCCCTACAGCGGCTCCCATCTGACCTGGGGTCAGGCCTAAAGCAGCGCCCGCTGGACGCTTCTGGCCGAACAGATCCAGTCCGATTGAATACTCGTCAGGGTTTTGCTGGATCATCTGTTTGGCAGCGTCCGAGTTGCGCTTGGTGAACCCGATAAACGCACTCGGCCCTGACTCGCCTCCGTACCCGCCACGAATCGTCAACATGTTCCCGTTGGCGGCGTCACCCAACGGGAAAGTTGCTTCACCCTGCAATTCTCCGCTTTGCAGGTTGTAACCAGCCTGTACGTCCGTTCCGTACTTATTGCGATACATCGCCGTCGGCGCAAACGGAACCGCCTGGGGTTGGATCGACGCGCCAGGCATCGTGACTGGATCAAAGAAGCCTGGTTGAGGTGCCACGATCCGCGATTAAAAATACATCTTAGAAAGTGTCAGTAATTCCAAACAGTAAACGGCTTTACCCCCGCTCGTGCGTGGAAGCACCCGCCATTTCTGGTGTCGATATGGATAAAGCCTTTGGGGCGCCCATCGCCATACCCGCCGCTCCAGCGTTGAATCAGCCAGCGGTGGAAGTTCTCGAGTGATTCACCGATCGGATAAATATCGAGCGCCATGCCCTTTGTGTGGTACGAACCAGGGACGCCACCAACTTGTCGATTGATTGGCTCAGGCCTGTAACCGCTAGTCACACCCAATGGGCCGTCCCAGCTCTTGCGGATGGCATCGAACTCCTTGCAGACCTTGATGATCTCTTTCTCTTCCTGGCTTCCCGCCTTTGGCTTACGCCTCGCGTCGTACTGAAGCACTTCGCCAACGGTGATATATTCGCCAACCCGCGCACCGAAATCTCCCCAGTTGATGGCGGTTGTTGGTGCTAAGCCAGGCTTGGCTGTCTCCTCTCGCCAGTGAGGTAGGAAGAGAACCCACTTTTCCGTACCTCCATTCAAGGTGACCCAGGCATGGGAGTCAGCCGGGATCTCTTCCACTCGACTGATTGCAAGGGATTCGCCTTCCGCAAAGCTTCTCTTCCCGAGATCGGACAAATACCGACTCTCGATTGTGGCTTTCTTTAAGTAAGTCTGCTGCGTTGCAATGAATTTCATGATCCCATCCGATTCAGCATTCCACAATTTTGCTTCCGCCTTACGACGGTTTACCAGCCCTGGCAGCACCCTGCCGCCTGCCTTGACATACAGCTCGAGAGCATTGCTCATCTGCTGATAGATCTCAGGCCTCGCTGCCCCTTCGCGCAATACACGGCTAATCGTCTCGAAGCCCGGAGCGCCGTAGAACGAAGCGCCGAGGTTCCAAGCAAAACTCAGCAGCGCCGCTTGCCGGTTCGGCCCGAGCTCATTCCAGCGCGGGATTACTTCCAGCTTCGGCAGAAACTCTTTCTCCAGCATCACCTGCAGGTAGGACCTGCAGACATCGCCCTTGCAGACATCGCCCATCCTGACCGGTGTTCCGTTTGGATACCGAGTCAATCCAGCGCAGATTGTCGGGATCCCCACTGGGTCGAGGTACGCCTCGAGCTCAATTCCCTCAAACCGCTCGATCTCTCGAACGGCTATTGCCATCGTTTCAGGATGGATCGCCATAGATGTCCGCGAATCTCTTGGTCACGTGCGGAGCCGGTTCGCGCCCCTGCGCAATATCTGTTGCCACCTGCTCGGCCGCATTGTCGCTGTAGCCCTTCGACTTCAATAGCGCATACGTCTGGAAGAATGCATCCAGCGCATCATCTGCAGGTGCTGTGCCATTGACAGCAAAACGCCCTGCCAGCGCCGAGAAAATCTCATCGCTACCGGCAAGGCGCATCAAGGTGTTTGCAGATGACTACATCGTAGTCAGCAAATCAGCGATAGATCAGCTCCATCAGATCCTCAGGGCTCATGCCTGATTGCTGCATGGTTTGCGCCAAGGCCATCTTGTTCTGGCCGAGGCCGGCCATCTTCGATACCTCAGCTGCGGTGTACATCGCCAAGGCGCTTGCCTTCGCTTCAGCTGTGCTTTGATCCATCTCGGCCGCACGAGCGCTGTCCTGGATCCCGGCCATTAACTGACGGGGTTCCTCTTCAGCGCGCAGTGCATCCTTGGAGCGCTGCACCTGCAGTGCCACGGGGACTTGCAGGGTTGCAGACGAGTTAGGTGCCGCATTCAACGCCATCGCGTCGATGTTGGCACGAGGAGGCAACATCATGATGAAAAGCCCCGCCGTAGCGGGGCGCGAATGAATCAGGCTTCCGAAATCAGCAGCTTGCTGCGCAGGGCCTCGGGCGAGGCTTGGCTCAGCATCTGCCATGCGGCGGCGGGGTTGCGCTCGCTAATCGCAGAGAACATGCCCCAGAAATCATCACCCTCGCTGGCCTGAACGCCGGGGGAGGGAATGTCCATTTGAGGACGCTCGTAGACGGGAGCGCCGCTGTAGCGCATCTCGTTGGCGTACACCTCGGCAGCCAGGCGGTCTTCGGCGGTTTCGGTCGGGTAAGGACCTTCGGGACCGAAGAACTCGTTGACGTACTCGGCCAGCAGATCGGGATCGGTCAGCATGGTGTGGTACGCCGCGTTGTCCTCTGCGGCGGAGTTGATCACCAGCTTTGCGGCTTCCAGCGATTCAGCCAGCTGCTCAACCTGCTGCATCACCTGGGCAGTTTGAGTTGCCTGGGCCAGCAGTGCATCCTCTACGACGCAGGCGTAGCGGTTCAGAAGCGCAGGGGCCTCAAGACCGAAGTGCTCGAGAACCTCAAGACTTTCGTTGCTGACGCTTTCGAGATACCCGTCGCTCGCGCTCGCCGTTGCGGCGTTGTTCCAGGTCGGCGCCTGTTGATACGTCGCCTGGGAATAGGCCTGCGTTTGAGGGAGCGGCGAAATCGGCGTCCCCGAAACGGAAGGGGCTGCTTGGTAGCTGGCTGCTTGCTGCCAATAGGCTTCCGGGGAGGGAGCTGCCTGTTGGGTCGGCGCCGAGTAGGGCACCTGCGATTGGGAGCTCCGCGTCGCGCTCAGGCTTTCGCTCAGTCGATTGAACGCCTCCTGCCAGGGATTCGCCTGCGCCACCGGCGCCTGCGAGTAAACCTGCTCCGCTTGTGGCGCCGTAGCTGTCGGGTACGAAGCTGGGGCGCTCTGGGCCGGCGCTGGCTGGTAAGCCACGGTCGACGCGGGTACGCTCGACGTCATCGAGGGCTGCGGGGTCACCGGAGCCTGTGTCATCACTGTACTGTCCTGCATAGGTCAGCTCACGTTTCAAGAAGTCCAGGGCTCGGTAGACGTAGGGCGTCAGATCGAGCTGAGGGTCCGCAAGCAGCGGTAGGTCAGGAGCTTGCGGGTGGGGTGTCTGTCGCATCGTTTGAATGAGCGACAGGAATGTGCCAATGCTTTGTTGCGTGGCTTGCGCCATCCGGAATGGATAGCCACTGAGCATCGCGCTGCGCTCTTCATCCGTTTTGTCGGGGAAGAGATACCTGAGAGCCTCGATGCTGTTGACACCGAGTTCCTGCAGGTTGCGCACAACAATGCTTGCATTCAGTATATCTTCTGCGGAATCCTCAAAGACCGGTCCCTGCCAACGCCATTCGATTCTGCGATCGCCATCAGGGATCAAGCCGACCACACCCGGCGGCAATTCTCTGGCCTGCACGGCCTCGGCAATGCTGGCTTCCAGTTGCTGCTTAAATTCCGCGAGAGTTGCCTCGTATGCCTCCATCGCCATCGCGAAATCTTCGCGAGTCTGAAATTCTTCGCGAATCGGCGCTTGCGGCTTTTCCATCCCACTCGCCGCGGCGAATGAGTCCCTGAAGATCTGCTCCTCGTGGTAGATGATCAGGGCAAGCAATTTGCACAGGCCATACGTCAATAGCCCCCGGCAGCGGCGCTTAGCCGTTGTCGAGGCGCGGCCGTAGAGGGATTTGATCTCATAAGCTGTTGCGCCGGTTGAGACACCCAGCTCGTCAACGCCACCCAGCGCAGTACGGATTTCTTCTCGGTACTGACGCGCGTACAGGTTCTGGTCGCCCGACACGGCATCCGGCGTGACATACAGCAGTCGGTCCGTCGGCTCGACATTGGCGATGATCCGGGGAACCTTGAGTCCACCACCACCGCTGCCATAGGGCTGGCTTACTCGCGTGGACGGGCGGTTCCCTGCGTAGAACCCGCCTTGAGAACTAATAGTTGGGCGACTTGCATCCTCATCGCCCGACTCCACAAGGTCCTGCTTCGGGCGACTCGACACCAGCGTCGGATTGCCGAAGAAATGGATGTTTGTCCGGATGTTCTTGACCAGATCGTCATGCGTAACGATCTGGTCTGCCAGCCAGTCGAACTCGCCGGTCGCATCCATGCCGGTCGAGCGCATCGTATTGAAGGCTTCGACGGCCGGGACAAATCCCAGACTGTTGATCAGCGTGCGCGTTTGACCAGCAGACAGCATTCCTGCTGTGAATGCAGAGTCGAAAGATGGCTTTTCTGTGCTGATCGTTTCTTTAATCTGATCACGCTTGACACGCAGCTTCACATAGCGCGTGGAGCCCCCGTCGCTGCCGGGCACCGACAAGACACCAAGGCCATCACGCACAGTGAAGGAGTAAATCAGCTCGATCTCCTCGAGCTGGCCCGTTGCGTCGTAGTAAGCCCTGTAGTTCTCCTTGCTAAACCACATCAGGCGATAGGTGTCCCTGATCGGCCTGAAATAGAACAGTCCTTTACCGTCGATCAGGAAATCGTCAACGATGCCCTCAAGGCGGCAGTCAATTTCGTTTTCCTCAATCAGCTGATCGAGGAACTTCTTGCGAAAACCAAACGTGTCCTGAGACGGGTAGAACTCGACACCTTGACGCAGCATGAACATCTTCATCTGCGAGAGATGACTGTTCACGATCATCGTGTCGGTACCACTCGTACCGTCACGCTTGCGCGCGGCTTCCAGGATCCGACGGAAGCGCTCGTTCGTAGCCTGTCTCATTGGTCTATCTTAGTTCCACTCAACTTGAGCGCCACCACGGCGCATCAAGCCCTGGACAACGATATTCAGAGAGTCGGCACAGTCATCATGCGGTGCGTGCCCGAAGTTCACCACCTCATCGACCATGCCGCCGAAGTCGCGGTACTTGTTGAAAATGATCTTCTTGGCCTCGAACAGGCCGATAATTCCGCGCAGGCGAGCCAGCTTGTCGCCCCGGAAACCCTTCACTGGGCTGATGTTGATGTTGTACAGCTGCCACTCGTTGAACAGGATTCGCTTCAGGTCTCCCTCGAAGCTCTTCTGATAAGCGACGACCTCGGGCCAGATCGTCACTGGCGAGGCGCTCGGGAAGTAATGGCCCTCCTCGTTAGCCGCCAGCAGGTTCCATTCGACTAACAGCTCGCAGAGTGCCTCCACTTTCTCGATGTTGCCCATCGAGCGCATGCGCCGGTAGTCGATCACATAGATCTTGTCGTCGACCCGTCCCGCCAACGTGAAGACGGTCCAGTCGTTTCGCTCGCTCATACCCGCCGAGAGGTCGATGCCTACGCCAACCGTGTCGTAGGTGTCTGGGACCTCGCCCTTGATGAACAGCTCCGGTGAAATGCCGAGCTCCGTTGAGCGAACCGGTTGGTTCAGGTACTGGTACGAGAACGCCACCTTGTCGTCGCCCTGCAGTCGCAGCAGGTATTTGGTCGACCACATCTCCGGCCAATACGACTTGGGCCTGCCATCGTCGTCGTACTGGATGGCCGATTGAGTGATGACCTTCCAGCCCTTCTGCTCCGTGAAAATTGTGGAGAACAGATCGTCAAAGTGAAAGCGGGTCCCCAGTGCGATGGTCCGCCCGCCCTGGAAGATGGTTGGCACGATCACGTTCGTCCAGTTGCTTTCCATCTCCCGGCGAATATCCGGGTTGGCGATCGACGCTGCGCTCTTGATCGCGTCGTCGACCACCACGAGGTTGGCGCGTTTTGAGGTGATGGTGCCCTTCAGGCCAGCGCAGGCAATCGTGAACGCGTCTTCGCCGCGCACGTCGATCCCTGCAAACTCCCAGTCCAGGCTCCACAGCTCGTCAGACGTCCGCGTCTTCGATAGCTTGACCGACGGGAAGATCTCCTGATACTCCCGCGACAGAATCAGATTCTTGATCGCTGCACTCTTGTTGCGCGCCACATCCACGTTGTACGACACGTAGAGGATGCGCAGCAGCTTCTTCGCTTCCGCGTGGCGGCCAATCAGCCACCCCAGCAGCATGCCAACCACCGTCGACTTCGCGCTACCACGCGGACTCAAGAGCACCGTGTTCGGGCCAGCGATATCCAAGAGGTGATCGCTGCTTTGCCCCGTCAGGAACGCACGATGCCATTCCTTCATGTGCCGAGCAGGCTTCTTGCCCATCAGCTCGCAGAAGTAGCTGAAGTTGTCCCGCGCTTTCAGCACATGAGGCGGGATCTCGACGACCTCCGGCTGTTTTTTGATTGCCTGCGCAGCTAGCTGAGCACTGCGCCGGCGCGCTAGTGCAATCGAGGCATTGCTCATGCCTCGAGTCTAGATTGTTTCACCCTATTTCAGCGCTCGTCGGTGAGCATTGCCCACACCGACTCGTAAGCTAAATCCAACGCGTTGGTGACATCCTCGTTCCCCTTGAAGATGGCACGCAACTCACGCATCACCTTGTCAGCCCCGGCCATGACCAGTCCACGTCGATCCTGACTCTTGGTCAGTCGTTCGATTTCCATCACATGGCCGCGTAGCTCCTTGGACAGGTGGGCGATCCGCGTAGCAGCGGCATCTGCCTTAATCAGATCCGCCTGCACCTGCTGCCTCAAGAAGTCGATGTCCGATTCGAGCTTCACGATTTCAGCGAGCATGATTTCTCGCCGATTCAGCTTGGGGTACGTTTTTGCCACCCAGGCCTCGAGATCAGTGAACGGCCCGTCGAATCCGAGGACCGAGGCGTACAACCAAATCTCGTAAATCGAATACGTCTTTTCTGCGTAAGCGAGGAAGCTCTCGCGGCGCCCGCTATCCAGCGCCACTAAGAACTGCTCAACTTCCCTCGGAGTTCGGCTTGCGTTCACCTAGCAGTGGACCTCAACCGAAGAAGCGGGAGCCAGCCGAGCGGATCGCGCCTCTTGCGTCGCTCCGCAGACGGATCTGTTGCGTGCCCTCTTCTTGCAGCTTCTTGCGGTCTTCTACGCCTTGAGCCGCCACAGTCAAGCGTTCTTCCCTGCCCCGGGTTCCGATGTTCAGGCGCTCTTCCTCGCCCTGAACGCGGTACCCAAGCCGGTCCTGTTCGCCTTGGGTGATTCGAGACAGGCGATCCTCCTTGCCTCGAGCGCCGATGTTCAGGCGCTCTTCCTCGCCCTGCACTCGGTAGCCGAGACGGTCTTGTTCGCCTTGGGTGATTCGAGACAGACGATCCTCCTCGCCCTGAACCCGGTAGCCGAGGCGGTCCTGTTCGCCCTGAGTGACCCTAGATAGACGGTCCTGCGTGCCCTTGGTCTCTTCAAGGCGACGAGCTTCCGTGCCCTGCACACCGATCAGATCCCGAGCGAGTCCAGCCTCCGCACCCATCAACTTCATGGTGTTACCCGTGCGGAGGTTCTCGAGATTGCCCTGATAATTCCCCAGGCTGGCCAGCATTGCATCGTTGTACTGCTGGTACAGGCCCATGTTCATCATGGTCCCGGCTGCGTCCAGGCCCAGGCCGGCCACTGCGCCGCCGATGACTTCGTTGTCGGCATATTTATTGCCGATACCCGTTGCGAAGTCCCAGCCCTGGTCGAACATGGTGCCCGCCAATGTCTTGGTGGTGCCAGGCGTAAACCGTTGCGTGCTCGAGCTGATCGGTTGCGTTCCGATCGCGGTTGGTTGCGTCTGAATAGTCGTGGATTGCGTCGAGCTCGATGTCCTGCCTTGATTCCTACCTTGATTCCTGCCTTGATTTCTGCCTGCAGATGACCTCGACTGATTTGTCGAGCCAGACCGTCCACTGTTTTTGGCCTTTGCCTTGTTGACACTGTTGCCAAGAACAGTGTTTGTCTTCGCCTTAGTGGCAGGAGTTGCCTTCTTTGTGGCGGGCTTTGCTGCGACCTTGGTGGCAGCCTTTGTTTTTGCAGTACGCCGAGCAGCGCTGTTTGCCTTGCTTGCCATGACTTCAGTGACCGCCTAGATCAAGCGAAGAGTGCGGCCCCGCCGAGGGCCAAGTTGGTGATCAGATTCAAGATATTGGCCGTACCCTGCTGCTGCAGCTGTTTCTCTGCAAGACTCGTCGTCTTGTCGTAATACTGCTGGTCTGAATCCAGGATCATCCGCAGACGATCCGTTGTGTTCAAGTCCAGGCGCTGCTCGTGATCGTAGTTGCGATCTAGCAGTCCACTTTGTGCGCCAACATTGGCCCTTAGCTTTTGATCGTATGCATTCGTGTCAATTGCCGTCTTCTGCTGAAGAAGAGGGATCTGAGCCTGGGCGTAGTCCAGAGTTACTGCGTTGTCAGCGGCGCGAGCCCGCGTCTGGGCCGCTGCTTGACGGTCGAAATTCTCCAGTGACTGGTTCGTCGTATTCTGCGTGCTTGAGCTACTTTGCCCACGTTTAGCAAGATCCGCCTGGAACTTCTGCCAGAGCTTATCTTTCTCCGGGTCCGAATAGCCGATCGTGCCGTCTGCCTTTACTCCAGCGCCTAACGCTTTGAGCTTGTCACTGAGCTGCTTCTTCAGGAGGTCATCTACTGGGTTAGCCATTACTTGCCGCCTGTCTGCTTCAGGAACTGCTCGAATAGCTCCATGTTACTGGTTGTTTTCGCCACGTCTGCCAGCGATCCAGGCTGCGGTGGGGCGTAGGTTGGAGTCGACTGGAATAGTGAGGATGCATCGACTCCTGTTGCCTTGGAATCCAACGATGGCAATGGGCCGAGCCCCTTCAACGCCTCCGTTAGGCCGCCGGTGGAGCCAGCCATTCGGTTCGCGCGACTGACGCCAAGTGCATCTTCCGTTCGCGCTACACCTAACAGCGTGTCGTAGGAGTTTCGTCGTTCCGGGACCGCGATTCTGGCCACCTGCGCCCCGGTTCCGCCTACGAGATTTAGGAGATTAGAAATTCGGCTCTGCCTGTCAGCGAGCGCATCTCGCTCGCGGTAGTAATCCAGTTGGTCATTGGCCCGCCTCGTAGCAGCTACCTCACCCAGCGCATCTCGCGCAAAGGCCATCTCCTGCTTGTATTTTTCAACCGGGAGATTCGCCAGCATTTCGCTGAAGCGACTTTCTTTGACATTCGAGAACCCCGGGACAGGCTCTACCTGGCGGAAACTCGCCGCGTAGTTACCTGCGGTGTTTGGGGAGAACAGCGAGAACATCAGCTAAATAGCGCTTGAGTCAACAGTGCCTGTTGGACCTGGGCGTTCTGCTGCGCATTCAATGCAGCAGTGTTCATGGTGTTCGCGAAGTTGTAGTCGCGGTTCACCGCTGCCTGCATCTTCAGGCGCTCGAAATCATCCGCCTGCTTCAGCTTGGCAATTTCGGCCATCAACGGGATCTGACCTTGCAGAGCCTCGTTCTCCAGCGCCATCTCCAGTCGACGCTGCTTGGCAAGGAGCTCTAGCTTGCGATCATCGGGATCCTCGCCAGTCACCAGGTTGTAAAGCCCGGTCATCGCGCCCTTACCGGCAGCGCCGCCGCCGGTGGCACCCAGAATTCCACCAATGACGCCCCCAACCGGGCCTCCCATCGCTGTACCGGCTGCGACGCCAGCCATGCCACCAGCCAGGTTGCCGCCTGTTAGGCCCAGAGCTTGTGCAATGTTCTTGCTCAGTGGGTCGTCTTGATCGGCTAGTTCGGCGGCGCCGGCCAGGACTGCCAGCAATCCACCAGCACCGGCCAGCTTGAACTTATTGCCCCGCACCTTGTCCGCGAGTCCGTCTAGGAAGGCTTGACTGCCAGAAAACCGGCCACCCTTGCCAGGTGGTTTGGCGCGTTCGGCCGCCTCGGTTACGAGCTCCGTGGGAGACAGAGGAATCATCGCGTCCTGCTGCGCCTGACGACGTCGCTGCTCACCCTGCATATATCTCTGGGTAGGAGTCACTTCAGCGCGTATCCACGATCCTTCGATTCTAAAAGGGTTTAATCCTGCATATAACTCAGTTTCTCTGGCTCAACCCAGGGGACTTTATCGGCGATGTTCTCAATCGTCATGCCGAGCTTTGGGCACTCGACGAACTTCGGCGCGTCAGGCCTGCTATCAAGGCACCGCGTACAGGCATGCACGTAGTCGGCATTGACGCGTCGATCTGGCTTTTCGCGCCACTTACCATCCACCTTCTCGTAGCGCTCAGCGTCATAGGGGACTTCATATTCCTCGATGTATTCCCAGATGTCGTCGTGACTCCAGTCCTTCAAAGGGAACAGCAGCGATGCCTCTTGGGGTAAGACGCGTGCCCCAATCCTTGTACCGGCGTCGCCTCCAAGGACTACGTCGGTGTCACACCCTTTATGCCCGATCCACACCGCATCGAAGTGCGGCATAACCAGTCCACGCTGCTTGGGGCGCCTCAAGATATCCAGGGCGCACACCCATGGCAGGTCCTCCGCCGGCTCCACAATCCCGGTCGGACATGTCAACTTCGTCCGGTTAAAGGTGTAGACGTTCTGCACCTCAAACTCATCACCCGTTTGCTGCATCGCCGAACACTCTGGGTACCAGCTATGCACATGCAGCTCCCACTCGCGGATCATCCGATCCTGGAACGCGTACTTCCTTGGCTGCCATGGCTCCCTGAAGAACACCACGTCCGGCTTCAAACCAGCCCGATGCAGCAAGTGCAGCAAGACCATGCTGTCTTTGCCGCCAGACCAGCACGCAAGGGTCTTTGGGAATCTCGCAGCTGCAGACGCTATCCGCTCTTGCGTATCCCGATAGAGCTCTCTCAAATCAGAGCGCCAGCTACCGCTCCACCGATACTACCAACTGCGCCGATAATTGACCCTGTCCTCGAGGCACCTGCCTGCGCGGATGCGGCATCTTTTTGTGCTTCTGCCAGAAGCTTCGACGACTTCAAGTCGCCCCAAGCCTTCAAGGCACTATTGGCTACATCCATCTCAGCTTGCTGCTCTGCCAGCGCGCCACCGACCAACGCCTTAGTGCCGCCCGCGTCAAAGATCCCTTCCCCGATCGGGATCGGGCTGACATCCATCTCGGCTTTCGCGCGGTAGCCCCGGGCACTATCTAGAAAATTCCCGCCGTCAAGGAATGATGTCGCGAACGGGCTTGCCTGTGATTCGTACTCGTCGTAGTACTTCGATCGGTACGAGCCTGGTTTGAATGCCATTGCTGTTGTCGTTTCGTGGTTTACCAGCCGCTTAGATTCCAGCCGCTCGTGGGCGACGATTGCCAGCCACTGGAGAAATCAGTGGCCCCCGGCTTCCAGTCGTAATTGATATCAAGTCCGCCGATATCACCAGATCCCCATGTGTACCCCTTTGTGGGATCGCTCGCTCCGCTGCCGCTGCCCGAACCAATTTTGCTAAGGCCGCCGATCACGCCACTGGCAAGGCCACTAACGCCTCCCATGATCCCTTGGAACATGGTGGCATTTGCCATCTGTTGCCCGGCAAAGCGCGTTGCATCCGCGCCCGCTTTGGCGGCCTTGATTTGATTGCGAGCCACGAGAGCGTTTTTCGCCATGGCCGCTTCATCCTGGAAGTTGGCCAACGCCATGCCGCCGATGGCATCACCGATGTTGGACTTGAACCGGCCAAAGCCGCCAATCGGGGCAACCACTGATTACACCTCTTCCAGGGGTTCTTCTTGAGGCGCGGTGCCTTTCATGGCCCTGCGCAGTGATTCTAAGACGTGTCCCGCCAAGGCCGTTCCGGTCAATGCTCCAGAACTATTCACCAGGACGCTCTTAGCAACCTGACGCTCGTTGGCATCAACTTGATCGCGGTAAGCCTTATGAGCGGCTTCGTATTCCGGGCGATGGACTTCTGTCTTTTTGCTGCTCTTTGTCACCCGAGTCAACCCCCTCTTGACGCGCTCCTCTTGCTCGAGGAACTCTCTCTTGAGGTTTTCGTACTCAAGACCCTTGCGCTGCGCCTGCTCGTACCCGCCAGCCGATGCGACCTTCTGCGCTCCGACCTTCATGCCACGCCGCGCACCGATCACCGCCGCTACCGCAGGGAGCACCCCAGTAGCCAAGGGGATGCTCTTGCCCATGAATGTTACTTCAGGGCCGTGAATGCCATCCATGGTGGCCTTGATTGGCAAACTATTCCCAAACAAATACGACTTGTACTCGTCGTATTCCTGCTTCGAGACATCGGGGCGCTCTTGGACGAACTCTTCGTATGGCAGCAGGGCACCAGTACGGCCGAGAAAGTAACGACTTGCGAGCTCGCCCACAGGGTCCGTGGTCTGACGTGGATCCACTTCACTTGGAAGTACAGCCTTGTATCCGGCTTCACGACTGAAATTGCCGATACCCATCGACATCGCAATCCAGGCCGGGGCCAAAGCCGCCATTCGCATGCCACGCCTTGTGATCAGTGGCGCATCCTGGCCGATGTATTTCCCTTGCCCGCTGTCTTGCTTAAATTTCTGCCCGGCTTCGTGCATGCCATGAAGCATGGCCACGGTCGTGATTGCTTGCGGGGCATTCAGGAACCACCAGATGTTGCGCAAGCCATCGGTGACTAGATCATTGGCTGCAACGCCCGCCGCCTGCGCCGCTTTGGCACGGTAATTACCAGTGCCCGCATTGACCTCTTCCGGTCCGTCAAGGCTTGGTAGCTTGCCAAGTTCAACCGTGTACCGGCGCAGCTCGGGATCATCGGCTCTTGCCTGGCTGAACTGCTCCCGCTCCGCCCGGTTGTAGCCGCCAAGGCGGATGCCCTCAGCCGCTTGCCTCGCCTTGCCAGCTGGCAGCAAGCTTGCCGCAGCGCGCCCCCACTCCGTGTCGCCAACCGTGTTCGGTAGTGCTTGCCTGGCTAGACCGAGTAGCGGGGATGAGGCAAGCATCCCGCGAATCGGCGAGACCTCGTACCCCTCGCTGCCAGCCAGCCGCGCGAGGTGCTGCTGGTACTCCTTCGAGCTCGAGTTGAAGGCCTGCTGGAAAACCCGCCCTAGATCATCCCAGGTCGGCTCGCTTGGGTAGCTAGGAGACATATTGACCTCCGATGATCTGCCTCGGCTGGCCGGAGCCGAGGGCCATACCGCCAGTGCCGAGAGCGCCTGAGGTCAACAGCGCTGCAAGGGCCAGATTCATGTCCTCTTCGCTGTCTTGACCTTCCGCCTCGGACCGCTTGCCACCCTGCTGTTGACTGACGTATTCGTCTAGCTGTGAGTTGTAGAACGCACGCGGCACAAAAAACTGGAGGGGCAAAGCAGCCACGTCTCCGATATTCATGCCCATGTCGGTCATTTCCCTGGCGTACTGCCTCGGGCTCACGCCTTCCGGGAGCGGCTTTGCGTCGAGGTTGTTCAACCGTCGCGCTGCCATATTGCGGGCGACACCTCGACCCGCCAGGTTCCCGAGCAGTGACAGGCCCACGCTGGTAGCCAACTCCTCGCCGGCTGCCAACGCCCTGGCTCCCCCTTCGGTTCCGTCAGGCAGGCTCGAAGCAACCAATCCCGCTCCCAATAGCTCCGGGCCAAAGCGCAGCGCAAGCGATGCGTAGTCCTTACCTGACTTTGCAGGGAAAATATCCTTCAGCGCTCGTGTCAGCGCGGGGATGCCTGCAGCTAAACGGAGTCCCATTGTTATACGTAACCGGTGTCAGGGCCGTAGGGGCCGTTTGCGAAGTACTGAGCCCATTCACCCACAACAGCCTCAGCATCCGGGTCTTTGATCATCGCCCCGAATTGACCGTTCACTCCAAGATTCCCTGCTAGAAGATCACCAGCAAATCGCCCGGACGGCCGTTTGACGGGGCTGCCAGCCTCAAAACCCAGACCGCCGGCGATGTTCTCCTCTTGATCCTGCTTGCTGCGAATTGCTAGATCGAAAATTCGACCCTGCGTATCGGCATCTTCCGGGATCCTATAAGCCACGCCAGTCGCTATAGCTTTTCAACATCCTAGCGATGACGCGGCTTTCGCTTCTTCTCTCTAATACTGTTCTTTTCTGCCGGGGTTGTATCCAGCATTGGGAGACGGGGCTTGCCGCTTTGGCGCGGTGCGTCCAATGCCGGCCGGTGCGGCGGGGCGCGGTGCCCTCACGGGACCCTTTGGCCCTTCAGGTCTTGCAGGCGCTGGTGCCTGCTGCTTCTGCACGGCAGGTCGACCGCTCATTTGCTGTCTCTCTGCTCGATTCGCGCGAGCCCTATCCGCCCTTGCTTGCCGCTCCTCCCGCTCTTTCTGAGCCCGGCGGGCCTGAGCTGCAGCGATCTTTTCCTTGGCTTTTTGCTTGCCCTCTTCAACCACTGCCTTTGTGCGGGCAGCAATTGGTCCCTTGGCTTTCTTTGGCTTGTCTCCCTTCACGACTACGCGATCATCGCCACGCCGTGGGTTCGGCCGGTTGGCCCCGGCTGGGGCCGATTTCTGCGCATCGGCCTTACTCTTTCGATACGTGGCGACCTTGGCGACAGCGCTCTGGGCCTGCTTGCTAGCTCTCTTCATTGTTGTATGAGGTTGGCCGCCTATTTGGCGATGACGTTCTTGTAAAAGTTCGCCTTCTTAACCATCTTAGAGCTGTATTCAGCCTTGTTCCCAAGCACCTGCTCGGCGAATGCTTTACGCCCCATTGGTGTATCTGCGTGCCCTGCTTTGGTCGCAGCAGCCGTGAAGGTGCCGCCGGTTCCGCCCTTGCTTGCCGGCTTGCTCATCTTCTTGAAGGCCTGGGTCAAACCCTTGGCCTTCTCGCGTTTTTCTTGGCTCATCGGCCCATGACGCCCAGCAAGCGGCGCCGTGTCATTGCCGCACCTTTGTTAATCGGCTCTGACGGGTATTGGCCAGGTGCAACAGCATTCAGGTTGGAGTCCGGCGCTGCTTTGCTGCGCTGAGCGATCCTGTTGGCCAACAGCGCCATCGCCCGCTCTTGCGACTCACTGCCCACCTCGCTGCCAAGGGCGTTTGCCATGTCGTTGAACGTAGCGCCAGCAGGGATTCCGGGCACGGGAGCGGTGCCTTCTGGTGAGGGGCGATACGCCATGCGGATCCGATCTGCCGCCACGGGGTCATAGGTCGAGCGTCCAGCCGCGACGACATCCATCTCAGGTGCCGCATAAGCGTCAATCTTGGGCAGCAGCCCCAAGTCGCTCGATGCGCGAGGCAGGCTCACGGAACCCATCGGCCGCCCTTGGCTCTCATCGGCCAGAACTCGCTGCACGATGAATGCCGCCTGGTCGCGATCGCCGCCGGTGTAGCGCGTGGCGTAGTCCACATACGACTCGACGGGATCCGCGGGTCGCTCCGGCTCCGCCAGAACCTGCTGATAGCCGCTGCGCTTGCGAAGGGTTTCAGCGCGATCCAGGTGGTCCTGGAATTCCGTCTCGTCCATGCCGCTGGACTGCAGCATCTCGATCAGCTGAGAGGCTTCGTCGGCGTCAAACGTCCGTGGCGCGTCTTCCACCAGACCTGCGGTGGCTGGTTCTGGGAACAGATCCACGCGACGACCACCACTGATCTCCCGCTTCGCCTGCTCAAGCATCTCTGCGGCGTAGCTGCCGGGGGCGAACAGCGGCCTGCCGGGGTCATTGGCTGGAACAGTCCGCGTAATCGTCCGGCCGCTCTCTCCAGGCAGCGGGATTTCCACCGTGGTCATCTCAGCTGCTGCGCGCAGCGTTGTATTGGCGTCCACCTGGAAGCGCGCACCGAACTGCGCGGCCGCATCAAGCGCTTCAGCGGGGGTCAGCGGGCGCGGCGCCTCCTGCAAGAAGGCCCGCAACTGCTTGCCAGCCGCAACCGCGCGGCTATCAGGCGCGTTGAGGTCGCCACTGCGGCGAGGATTGATGTTCGAGTACAGGCTCTCGACAGTTCCCCGCATGGGGGTCTGCACGCCGTACACCTCGGAGCCCTTGGCAACGGGCATTTCCCTGGAAAGCGCTGCTTCGGCGAGGATGTCGCGCAGAGCATTGCGATTTTCGGGCGGAATCTCCGCCGACAGGTTGCCTAATGCGCGGAAAAACTCTGTCTGGTCAACCTCTCCGTACTTTTTCTCCATGGTTCGCCGAATTCCGGCGTCATCGACCAGAGGAGCAAGCGTGATATCGCCGCGAACCCCCTTGCGCCGCCGTGAACTCACACCTTCAGAGGCTGTACGCGCGAATTCACGCGCTTCTGCGTAGTCGCGGTTGACCGGAGAGCCCACACGGAAGAGCTTGTCGGTCTCATTGGTGACGCCATCGAGCACGTTTCCAGGCTCTGGGACCTGGCGCGTCCCTGACAGCACCTCCGTGTCGTACACCGGCAGCACTTCTTCGCCGTATTTCACCCCGTCCTTGGTGCGCCGCACGGTCGATTTGGTCAAATATCCAATCAATGAGTCCTTCGATCCTGTTGCTGCTGCTGCAACCTGGCGGGCCGCGTACTCAGCCTTCGACAGAGGCCTATATCGACCCTCTTGATGTGCCTGCAGCAGAGCGCTGCGGCCGATGACCGGCGTTTTGTTCTCTTCGTTGATGCGATTGATGACCTCTTTCAGGCGAATTTCTTTCTCTCGCATGAACGAGGCTGTTTTGTCCTCGTCAACGTCGCCCTCCCGCTCGTATCCAGCAGGCACTCCGACCAGCTGGTTGGGGTCAATGGTCCCAATTGCCCTTTCCCCACCTTTAAGCCACTGACCATCCGGCTGCCGCTGCGATGCTTCGATCACATAGGGAGGCGAGCCCGCGCCACCTGCGTCTTCGATATAGGTTTTTGCGCCTCGTTTCCTGAAATCTGGCTGCTTCTGGATCGTCTGAAGGTTTTTGCCAGAGCGCTTGGCCTCAAACTCCTCGGGATCTTCTGCTGAATAACCGGTGACGTCTACATTCCGCCCGGATTCGTCGCGGTCGTAACCCTCGACGCGTAGCATGTCCGCCAATTCCACGGCGTAGTCATCCAGGAACGCGCGCTCCTCTTCGCTGGTGCTAGCCCGGCGCATCATCTGCACCGTCATGAATGCTTGCTCACTCTCGCTTAAGGGCTTTTTCGCGCCCTTATTGGCAAGCATCTGCTCGACGCGCTCAGGGGTATCAAGCGCAGCGAAAGAATTACCCTCTCTGACCATCACATCGCGACGCGCAAGCCGCGAATCAGGCCGATACTGCGCGCCACTGCGACGTGTTCTGACTCGCGGATCGCTCTGCTGGTAGTAGTTATTGCGCACCTCGGTACCGGTCGGCAGCGTTTCGATGCCACGGCGCTGCATCAGGGGCTCCGCAGTTCCCGGAGCGGCCGTGGGAAGCGCTTGCCCTTCGCTTAATCGGACATTCAGCGACAGCTGACTAGATGGACTGCCGCTATATAACTGCCCATCGGCAAGCATTTCGCTGCTTGGCGGCAGGTTGCGAGCGAGATCGCGCAACACCTGATCGCGCGCTTCAGGCGACGCGGCAGCTTGGCGTGCGAAATACCGCTGCACGCGCTCGAGGTCGCCCTGAATGCCCGGAACAACAGGAGGTAAGCCAGGGATATTCAGCTGGCTGGGGACCGCGCCCAGATTCCGGCGGGGGTCATAAGGGTCTTCCCAGCGGAAACTGCCAATTCCGCCAATCCCGAGCGCCATTGAACGCCACGCCGCGCACTGTGTACGACGAGTCTAAAGAATCTCACTTTTTGACCCTGCGCCTCGCGTGGATGAACGCATCGCGATTTTTCAGGAAATTATTGCTCAGCTCTATTTATTTCTGGGCCCAAAAACACCTTCCTCCGTAGGGCGAAAAAATTGGCCCATTTCACCATGGGAAAAATCGTTTCACCCTACAGAACGCGCCTCGCGGGACCCCTGTTGATTTTTGCTGCGGCGCGCGGTTTACATCAAACACCCCCCGCAAGTTGCGGGAGTCGCCAAACAAAAAAAAGACTGCGCCACGCCCCTGCTTCGTTCGCGGCTAACGCTGTAGCCCCGCGCCCGCGTGCGCGCTGCGCGCGCTTATCGCGTTCGCTGCGTTGCGTTTGTAGCGAGAGAAGCCTGCTTCGTTTGGAAGCAAGCGAGCGAGCGAGCGTTACTTGTGGATAGCAGATGAGCAGCAGCTGAGCGCACGGAGGATCCGTGAGCAACAGGTGCTAGCAGATGCGCGCACACACGTAAGCAGGCGACGCGTTCATGCGCGTTGCGTCAGCGTTTCCACACGCAACCACCAGTACCCCGCGCACGCGCTCGGGCGCAATCCGCGTCTCCACGCACCCCCGCGCCTTCGCGACTAGGGGGGCCTCATCCACTGCGGGTGGGTGTTTTTCTCCCTATGAGAACCATTCTCAACGGTGAATCTCTTGTGCGCTACGCGCACTGATTCGCTGTTCTCTTCGCCCATGCGCTCGCCGCGCTCGCTTTGTGCTCCATCTCTCCACGCCTCAATACCCCGGAGCCACCCACGCCATCCATTCCACTTGTCTCAGCTGAGTCTCATTGCGTCACGGGACACGACGCCCCGCCGCGCGCGCCGCGATCAGGGGCTCTGCTTGTGTCCCTCCGCAGCAGTGCATTTCGCGCTGCTTGACTCCGATGACACTGAAGTCTCAGATCAAGGCCGCACGCAAGGCTTTCGCCGCCGCTCGCGGTGAGCACCAGCAGCAGCGAGCTCTCGAGAAGCTGCAGTGGCTCATGTTCTGCCAACGCGTCTATCAGCAGCGCCACTACTTCGGCTGACACGAACCCCCGCTTGGCTCAGCCAGGTGGGGGTTCTTTCGTGTCCCTCACCAGCAGTGCATTTCACGCTGCTTGACTCCGATGACCATCACCCTCAACCACAACTGGATCGACGGCGCCGCAGCTTGCGCGCTCCGCAGATCCATCGAGGTCTACACCTGGTACGGCATCGAGGGCGACTTCGACTACGACCACGAGGTGATCAACCCCGAGGAATTCGAGGCCGCCAATCTCCTGCTCCGCTCCACTCACCTCCCCGAGAGCGACTGCCCCTTCTGACACCATCCCCCGCTTGGCTCAGCCAGGTGGGGGATTTTTCGTGTCCCAATACAGCAGTGCATTCAATGTCCTTCACGACGCTGATCACTCCCTCCGGCAAATACGAGTACATCGCCAACGGCGACCAAACTCGCATCACCTTCTGGGCGCTGCGCGGCAACAAGCGCGAGTGGAGCAGATCCACCTCCGTCCCGACCGAGCTCGCTCGTCGGGACTACGAGTCCCGCAAGCAACGTGCGATCTTCGCCTGACACCAAGCCCCTGCTCCCTTCGGGAGTGGGGGCTTTTCTATGTCCTTCCTCAGCGGTGCATCTGCACTGCTTTAGCCATGGCACGCGCCATCCTCTTCGAGGCCAGGTCTATCGAGCAGGCCCTTGAAGCTGCGCACCTTACCGCCGGCGAAGCCTGGTTCTGCGTCAGCGAAGGCGTCCTCTGGATGCACTTCTGCCTTGACCGCAGCGACCTGGCGAGCTGGCAGGAGGAGACCGGCCTGGGGGAGTGCACCGATGTGCACGACCCCGAGGTCTCCTTCGATGCCGAGAACCCCGGCAACTGGTGCTCTCTCAGCTACGCCGCCCTCGGCGATCACAACGGCCTGGTCGACCTGCGCTACATCGTCCAAACCACCTGACACCGAACCCCCGCTTGGCCCAGCCAGGTGGGGGTTCTTTCGTGTCCCTCATCAGCAGTGCATTGGCGCTGCTTCACTTCGATGCGCGCTTACCTCTTCGCGTACGCCGCCGGCACCGCCATCGCTTTCACGCTGATCGGTGCCATGCACGCCGCCGTTGCTCGGCTCGATCAGGCCACCCGCCAACAGTGCATCCGCCAGGACTGGCCTGTTCACCAGCACACCGCCCACACCGAGTTCTGCCGGACCTACATGGTCAAGGCCTTCTGATCCCACCAATCCCCTCATCGGCCCGGCCGGTGGGGGGATTTTTCGTGTCCTCTCTCAGCAGTGCATTTGCGCTGCCTCACTCCGGTGACACACTCCGAGCTCTTCGTTGGTATCGAACCCTCCGATCCCACCGACCCCAACTCAGCTCCGCTCGCTCGGATCTACGGCTCCAAGGCCGAGGCCGAGCACCACACCCCCTTCGTTCAAACCTTCGCTGACTTCATGGCCAGCGACAACGACACGACCCTGGTCTTCTGACCAAGATCCCCTGCCTGGCTCAGCCGGGTGGGGGATTTTTCGTGTCCCTTCTCATCAGTGCCTTTGGCGCTGACTGCTTCGATGGCCCCTCACGAAATGACCACCGAGGAACTCCACCTGCTCGCCTGGGAACGCGCCGCTGCCTGCCAGCGCAGAGCCGCAGCCGGGCAGGACGACTCCGACGAATTTGAGGAGCTCCTGCCTTTGCTCAACGAGCTCTGCTGCCGCTGACCCCATCACTCCCCTCATCGGCACTGCCGGTGGGGGGATTTTTCGTGCACTCACTCAGCAGTGCATTTACCTTTCTCCCGGTCGCAAGACCGGCTGCATCCATGGCTACCGCCATCACCAAGACCGATCTGGAAGCTCGCATCGCCGAGCTCGAGTCCATCCTCGCCACCAGCTCTGCAGCCAATGAGAACCAGGTCGCCCTGGTTGGCATGCTCAGAGCTGTCAAGCCGATCGAATCCAAGAACCCGGAGGCCAAATTCCAGGTCACCGCGATCCTCACCAACAACGCTCGTGAGCTGATCAACGGCCAAGAGACCCGGGTCGATCTTCCCGTCGATGGCCTCATCGCCAGCGACAACGGCAATGGCCCACTGGCTACCCAGCTGCTGGACATTGCTCGCAGCACCCGCTGGGCACGCATCCGCGTGACCGGCTTCTGGGTCCGCCGGGGCGAGATCGAAATCCGCAACAGCTACCTCAACGCCACCGGCAAGCAGCTGCGCGTCCAGTCCATCTCGGTCCTCAACTCTGAGCCCGCCGATCAGCCCGCGCTCGATGCCCCCATCACTGCGCCTTTCGCTGACGGCCCCACCGGCGAAGAGCCCAGCTTCTGATCTGTAGCCACCGGGCTACACCGCCCCACTCGGTCCGCCGGGTGGGGCTTTTTTACTGCCTTCTTTATCACCTGGCGAGCGAATAGGCCCCCTGTCCTATTCTTTCGCCACTGACTACGCCCTATGCGTTACTTCCTTCCGCTGCTGGTCGGCCTTGCCGTCCTGCCAGCCCAGGCTCAGTACACCAATCGCTGCAGCACCGACTACTTCGGGACTACCACCTGCAGAGACAGCTACGGCAACCGCCTTCGTATCCAGTCCGATCAATTCGGTAACACCACTGGTACCTACCAAGGCTTCGACGGCAGCTACACCCGCTGCAGATCCTACGCCGACTACTTCGGCAACGTCACCACACGCTGCTACTGAGCTCCACCCGCATCCTCTAGCCCCACTCGGTCCGCCGGGTGGGGCTTTTTTCATGACTCGCCAACACAGCATGCGTCCTGTCTCTTCCATCACACGACGCCTTGGCGAGTACGACCTATCTTTCGCCCATCGCACTCAACATCATGTTCATCACCGCTCAACCTTCCTTCCCTCCCGCCAATCAACTCCTCGAGCGCCTGCGCTCCACGGACTACCGCCGCCTGGCGCTGTCCGCCTGGAGCGCTTTTGTCACCGCCTGCGTCTATGTCTTCATCGCAGGGCAACTGACAAGGCGCGCTTACAACTTCCTTGCCCCACACCTCCTCACATCCCTGCGCGCAGCTGCACACGCCATTGAAACCACCCTCCCCGCTGAGGCCGCTCCAACTACTCCCCCTAAACTTCAGCATCCACCTCAGCAAACCAAGCAGCAGCGCAATGCCACTCGCTCAACTAAAGCTGCTCGCCGAGCAAGCCTTTGACCTCCACGATCGTCTTTACAATGCCTCTATGACGGCCGCAATCAGAGGCGATCGGGCTACATCCGACCGCCTCCACTTCGTGGCCAAGAAAGCACTTAGCCGCTACGAGCGTCGGTATCATGCGTATAGCAGGGCAAAGACCTGAAATCCTGCGCATCATCAGCTATCTCGTTGGCGGAGCCCAGGTTCCGCAAGAGAAGATCTGGCAGTCGTTCTCGCAACCGCGCGATTTCCTGATCGACCCCGTTCAACTCTCCCAGCTACAAGGCAACGCCGCTACTCAGCGCGTTGTCGCCAATACCGCTGCCTGGGAAGCGGGGCGCTCGCAGCAACCCGTCGACCTGGGCGCCGCCTACCTCGATCTCTACCTGCGCAAGCTCGGCCTTGAGACCAACCTCTCTGGTCTCGCCAAAATCCCCACTGCCTACTACCCCATCTCCGACGACATCCACTACAAGCGGCAATACAAGCCGGCCGGCATGGGTGCCAACCAGGACGAGCGCGGCACGGTCGTGGAGTTCATCAATCTCCCCAACACTCCAATGATGGACTGGGATACCCCCGGTCCCTACCACGCCGACCGCAACGCCACCGTCCGGCACCTCGGCGATGTCGAGGAGCTCATCGAAAACTACACCGCCAACAATCCCGACTCCCGCATCCAGCTCTATCAAACACCCGGCGGCTTCCGGGCCTGGGACGTCGGTCAACGCATGAATGTCTCTGACTTCAAGCCCCACTTTGAGGAACTCAAGGTGGATCCCGACTACGCCCTGATTTCCCAGACCGGACTAGGTCGGACCGTCGATGGTGTTGACATCGATCCGCCCGGCTTCCGCAGCCGCATTTCCCACAAACCCGCACGGACGGACTGGGTGGCTCAACCCATCGCCACCTTTGGAGCTCGCACTCCTGATCCCACCAGCCAACGCCTGGTACAGGAGCTTCACGACGATCCAATCCGCCGCGCCTACCTCACCCAAAGCGGCGTCAGCCCTGCTGCCATCGCCGCCCTCAAAGAACACTTGCCCACCGCCTCTCAATCCCTTCAACAACAGCTGATCTCTCGCTTCGCGCTCTGATCTGAAACGACATCGCCCCTGCCAGCGCCGCTGGTGGGGGCTTTTTCGTGCATTCCTTCAGCAGTGCATTTGTCGTTTCTGGTCAATCGCATGACTGAAATCAAAGACGTTCTCGGTGAGCTCTACCCCGAGATCGCCGACTTCCTGGCCGAGCAGGCTTACTTCAACCAGCTCGCCATGCAAGAGGAGTACGACCACCTCCTCGAGCTCATCCCTGCTCGGCAGTGACGCGAGTTTCTGACACTCCGCCCCGGTGGCCCTGCTGCCGGGGCTCTTTCATGTCAACCTGCACGCCAGGTCGGACGTAACGCAACCCCCATCACACCATGCAATTCATCGTTCCATCCACCCTCCAGCAGCGCATCGCCAAGTACGACCCCGAACTGCGCCGCAGACTCAAGGCCGAGGCCGCTTCCCAGCGCTCGGCCACCCGGGGTCCCGCCTACCCGCTTGGCCTGCCGGTCGGACTGATCCCTCCTGAGATCGTCCCGGCCGACGCCTTCCTGCGGGCGCTGCAAACCATCAACACCTCTCCCGCCGTTCGTCAGCACGAGCACTGGCTCGACGACGACGGCAACTTCAAAGCCGTCATCTGGCATGCCAATGCCGGCAGCGGCCGCAAACTCTGGGTCGCCGCCTACGCCGATCCCACCGAGGGGCTGCATCTGGCATGGGCCGCCAGACCAGGTGCAGCCAATGCGCCGCACCGGCTTTACCTCTACGAGGGAACGCCCGGCTTTAACCCCTTCTGCTCTGATACCGCCGAGGATCTCGAGTGCGGTCGCTCCACCTTCCGTGTGCACCGCTGGCATTTCACAGAGGCCAGCGTCGCGAGCGATCCCCGCTACATCCACGTCGCCAACATCTGGACCGTTGGCCAAGGCAACGGCCGCGCCGCTTGCTCTGATCGCGAGTTCATCCAGCAGACAGGCGACCGCGTCCACCGCTACGCCACATCCATGCTCAGCAAGTCCTGGGAAGAGCGGGGCAACTGTCCCTTCGCTCGCATCCAGGACACCTGGACCTACATCCTTTTCAACTCAGGCGCACCGGCGAACTGGGTGCCGTCCCATTCAGACCTCCTGAAAGACACCCCCATTGATACCCCCTGGTTCCGCAACCAGATCCAGGGCAGGCTCAACGACATGCTCACTGAGTACGACGCACCAGTGGCGTCGCCTCACCGCATTCGCAATCACTGGATTGCCCTGAAGGATCAGTGCAAGGGCCTCAAGCCCATCACTGAGATCTGGCCTGACGCCAGCCTTGATCATCTTCAAGCGCTCTGGCCGTTCAGCGAACAGATCAGCCGGCGCCTTTCCATCGACGACATCACCTGTGCCAACCAGCGCTACAGCCCCGGCGGCTTCCGGGCGCATGGCGAGAACCCTGTGATCGCCTGGATCAGGGAGCACCTGCCACTGGCCACCTACGTCCACTGGATGCGCCGTGCCGCCGAGGAGAAAGACAACTACTGGTACTCCGACATCCGCCAGTTCAACCAGCAACTGGCCGCCTACATCACCAATGGCATGCAGTGGTCCAACGAGCAGCAGCGCTGGGTTGGCGTGCGCGAGCTACCCAAGCCCAAGCGCCTGCGCCTCTCTGACCTCAACCGCCAACTGGAAGAGCGGCTCTGGAAAGTCAAGACCCCTGATGCACCCCTGCCTCAGGATCTTTTCCCGAGTCCCGTGCGCGTCACCACCAGTGACACACGGCTCTCGTTCTTCCAGCCCAACTCCGTCCACCAGCTGGCTGAGTGGGGCAACGCCGTCCGCAATTGCGTTGGCAATGGCACCTACGCCGATCGCATCAAGAAGTTCCAGAACTTCATCGTGCTCGGCATGGTCGACGGCAAGCCCACCTTCACCATCCAGCTCAGCCACCGAGACGGCCGGCTCCACACCGACCAGGTCGTCTCCATCTCCAACCAAGCACTGAGCGCCGACCAACGCCTGCTCTACCAGCAAGGCATGGAACTGGCGCTCATCCAGCAAGCCGAGGCACTCGCTCAATGACCAAACCCGTACCCACAGGCGATAGCGATCCCACCCGAGATCAGCTGCTCAAGCTCCTTGCCGACCTCAATGCCCAGTCCAAAGCCGTAGGCGGCGTGGGCTTCGGCTTCTTCATGGACGGCAAGGGCAACACCTACTTCCAATCCTCAACCGACCTCGACACACCTGATCACCCTGAACTTCCCGATGCCTGACCAATTACTACGAATCCGACTAACCGCCAACTATCACGAATCCAACTAATGGCTAACAACTACGAATCCGGCGCCACTCGCGTCCCCGCCGGCTGCTTTGCCCCAGGCGGGGCCGAGGCAGCCGTCTTAATCAACGGCGAACTCCAGGACATTCTCGAACGAGATGACCGCCCAGAAGAGTTCGACGACTACTACACAGGCTGCCTCGATACCGAGATGGGCGCCGATGGCTCCCTCTATCTCTCCAGCGGCGACGAATACTTCTGTCCCCTGAGCTTCGAGTACCTGATCGCGAAGCTCGCAGAACGCCGGCTCATCACCAAGAGCTTCGGCATCCAGCTCGCCTACTACTGCAGCAAGCTCCGTCCCGACGAACACGGCGGCATCTATTACCGAGCCCTGCCCAGCGGCGAAGTTCTAGCCATCGGCACTCAGCTCGATGACCTTACCGACGAGCAATTCCGCTATCTCGTCAACGTCCGCGAACGCCCTGCCAGCTACACCTCAGCTCCCGACGCATGAACTACTCCCTGATCTCTCAAGCCAAGCGCTCATCAAAGCGCATCACGATCACCATCCCCCATCACGTCTTCGATGCCGTGACTGCGGCCTCTGATCTCCAGGGCCGCTCCTTCTCCAACCTCGCTGCCTACCTCTTAGAGCGCAGTCTTCAATTCCTGCCCCAACTTGAGCCATGACCACCCACATCGAATCCACCTACATCGAAGACCGCCTCGCTGTTGGCACCCTCGCCATTGAGGGCTACCTCCCGATCGCCGAGCACTTGCACAAGCGACTCGAGCTACACGAATCCGTCGGTGACTGCATGCAGTTCACCCACGACTTCCGCAAACTCCTCGGCCCAATCGAGGACTACGCCCCGTAGCTCACCTCAGGCTGGTACCGGCCGCGCAGCGAGTATCCAGGCTCGCTGTGCTCCGGTGCCATCGCATGGAAGTCGCCCATCAGCGATTGCGGTACCAACTTCCCAGTACCAAAGCCCTGGCGCAATCCACCAATGCTCCCATTGCTCAACCCCTCACGAATATCCAACCCCAAACCTGTACCCGCTAACCGCAGCGGAAAATCACTGTCCATCACACAACCTGCACAACCGAACAGCTTCCTCAGCCATGTAGTAATACGACGTCCGATAGCGGCTCCTCGCCCGAAGAGCCGCTAATACCCGCTCCCAGATCTCACACTCCCAGGGCTCGGGCTTGGTCATCAAGCCAGCTCGCGATTGCGTGCTTCCTGCTGTTCAGTTCCGTTCTGGATGTACTCCATCAGAGCCATCAGACCCTGACCGGCAGCAGTCAAGCCCATCACACTGCCACCTGTCGCAGCAGTGACCACGCCTGCACGTGCGATATCGCCACGCATGCCTTCTGCTTGCAGTTGCTCGTTGGCATACAACTGCGCCTGGCGCAGACGCTCCATCGGGCCAGAGCGACCATTGGCCGCCATGGATCCGATGAACCGAGAGCGCTCATCCTTGTTGAGGCTCTGCAGGTTCTTGCGAATATCGTCCGGCGTCACATTGGCGGCATCGGTTGTGCCTGTATAGGCATACATATCCCGAGCCGACATCGGAGTCGACTGACCGCGGCTCATCCGGTTCAGCTGGGAAGCCGCTGCTTCTGCCAGCTCCTGATCGGTACGACCGCCTAGCTCTTTCGCGCGGCGGGTGTAGCGATCACCCTGCATCTTGGCGATCGAGCCCTCAAGACCGCTCCGATCTGCCTGTGCGCGCCGGATGATTTCATCCTTCAGTGACTGAAGAGGATTCACGGATCTAGATGAAGCGCCTATGGGTGTCTTCATTCTAGATCTGTTTTTGTTTTGACCTCATGCAGCAGTGCATTTAAGAGGTCTGCTTCGTTTACTCATCCATCCTTTCTCATGGAACTCAACCTCGGCCCTCTCTCCTTCCGCGCCTATCGCGGCAATGGCTGGTGGAGCGCAGTCGGCGCTGTTGTCACCAACCGTGGATGCGGCCTCGCTCAACGTGAGTCCGCCATCCGCGCCAGCGCCAAGTCCGAGCACCTCACCGACATCACCGGCAAGGACAACCCGGAAGACACCTTCACCTGCCCGGTGTCCGGTGAGCTGTTCTACGGCAAGACCGGCTTCTCACCCCTCAGTGCGCAGCAGGTCTACGCCGCAACCCTGATCAAGCGCGCCCAGGCCGTCGGCCTCCAGGACGCCAAGGCCGCAACCGCTGAGCTGGCGAACGCCTGATCCCTTGCCCCGGCTTGCAAAACGTAAGCCGGGGCTTCCCTTTTCTGGAATCCCCGCCACAATGCGCAAGCCACGTCATGCACCGGATGACCCAGGCATGTCCATCGATCCCAGCCGCTATCGCCACCTCCTTGCTCTGCGTGATGAGGCGGCTCGCCTCTGCGCTTCTGCTGAGGCCGAGATCGGGCCGTCCCCGACATCGGGCGAACTCCAGGCTCTCCGCCGCATCCGCTCGATCCAGCACAGCTTCGAGCAGCGCATCGCCCAGCTCGATCGAACGCTTCCAGATCACCCACTACCAGAAGAAGCTCCTGATCCTTCTCGTCCATGACACACACACCAACCTCCAATGGATCGTCCAGTGCGCCGACCCGTCGGACCTCGCGCACTACGTCCTCGAACTCCACGCCGGCACTAACGACCGGATCCCCGACTTCCTTGTATCACCTGGGTCTGCAAGCCCAAGAGATTAGTGGCGAGATCGCCCTGGCTCTTGAGCTCATCGATTCCGAGGACATCGAGGAAAGAGAGACCGGCGAGGCGCTGATTCAGCAGTACTTCGCCGCCAAGGGAGAAGTCGAGACCAAGGCAGACAACTACTGCTTCGTGATTCAGAACGTCCTGCGTGATCGCGCTCGCTTCCGTAAGGAGCAAGCCAAGCGCGAGTACGAGCGTCTCGTCTCCTTGGCCGAGTCCGATGAACGCAAGGCGGACCGCATGGAACGCCTGCTCATCGACGTGCTCACCAAGCTCGACCCCGGCCAGAGCCGCTTCGATCTCCCGCGCTACCGCATCTCCAGCCGGAACAGCACCTCCGTCGAGATCACTGACGAGGACCTCATTCCTGAGGACATGCTCCGCATCAAGACCACAACAGCGCCCGACAAGACCCTGATCAAACAGGCCATCCAGTCCGGCCAAGACATTCCCGGCGCACAACTGAAGACCAACACCAACTGGACCATCAAATGAACCGCCACTACCAACTCGACTGGCCCACCTTCATTGACAACAAGCACGCCATCCTCGAGACCATGCAGCACTACGGCGGCAACTTCGCCCAGAAACTTGCCGCCCTTCTTATTTGCTCAGACCCCGGCAGGCTCAGAGCTAACTTCCTCGCCAATCTCGACACCATCGCCGAGTACGCGCCGGGATCTCCCCTCTTTCAAAGGACCCAGAAATCCTCCTGATTTCTTCCTGGTCCCGACCCCAAACCGCAAGCAGCGCCTGCTCACTCCCAACCCCGGGAGCCCAGCAGGTCGCTGCTTTCTCGCAGACATCGGCTCGATCCTCTGTGATCCCCCCAACCTCTACCGCCGTCTGGGCCCTGCTCTCCTTCTGTCTCCAGAAGAAGCCGACTTCGTTGTCTCTGTCCTTCGCTCCAGCCACTACTCCGTTCAACCATGGCAACCCGCATCGTCACAACAGACCCCAAGCAAAGCAACAAATCACCTGACTACTACTACGTCCGCTTCAACGACAAGACTCCTACTGGAACCGAGAAAACCTTCTCCTTCCCTAAGGCTCTCGCCGGCATCATCTCCAAGAACTATATGTTCGACGACTCCGCTCTCAAGTGGATCGACCCGGTCGGCTGGGTTCTTCAGCTCGATTTCGACGCTGCGCCAACTGAAGATCCTCAACTCCCTCCTAACCCTGAAGCCGGGTGGTCCGATCCTGACCATCTCACTGCCATCGCTCTCCCAGGGCCAGCACCCCAGCCCGTCATCCCGAATCGCGGCGTGACCCCGCAGACCGCGCGCAAACATGCCGCTGCTGCACTGGCTGCCGAGCACAACTTGCCGGTCGAATTCCTCGAGCGGCTCTGGCTCCTGGGCCGGGGGCAGAACTTCATGGCCAAGCTGATCGGCGTCAGCGAGAAGCCCAGGCCCGAAGTTGCTCAACGCCTCGTTGTCACCGCCTTCATCGACTACTGCAGAGGCGAAGGCGTCAACCTCGGCGAGCAAGAAGAGAAGCTCCTGCGCACCCTGGCTGGCTGATGAATCGATCAGCTCTCTTCCGCAAGGACCCCTGCCTCAAGCTCGCCCTCGAGCTCGGTTTCACCATCACGCCCGGCCGCAGGCACTGGCATCTCAGCCACCCGAATGGCAATCACACGATTGCTTCTTTCGGTCGCAAGCGCCACGCCCGCAGCGAACGCAACACCATGGCCGCCATCAAACGGGCGGCCCTTCTTCCTGTAGGTCCATGAACCACCCCTACCTCTATCCAGACGAGGCCCCCTGGACCGACGACTACTACGAACTCCGCGCCATTCGTAACCACAACTTCAAGCCCGATGACCAACCTGAAATCACTGAAACGTACCTTGATGGCCTTTGCGCTCATGCTTCAGCCACTGAGTGCTGAGGCGCGCACCGTCACCGCCACTGTCTACGACGAGTGGTATCACGGCCGCACCGCCTACTGCGGCCAGACCTACATCCACTGGGGTGTCAGCGCCGCTCACCCCTGGCTGCCCTGCGGCACCAGGGTCCGCGTTTCCCATAAAGGCAGATCGCTGACGGTCCCGATCACGGACCGCTGCGAGTGCAACTCAATCGACCTCTCCGCCGGAGCGGCCTGGCGCCTTGGCGTCCCGCTCGACGGCATCGCTTCTGTACAAATCAGCTACTGATTTATGAACCTCATCGCCCGCATGCTTCAGCCGCTCGTTGCCGCTGAAGTCAAACGCCAGATCGACTCGATTGACTACAGGCAAATCGCCGACTGGATGTGTGTCGTCGCCCTGGCCGAACACATCAGCGTTCGCGGAGTCGCCGAGCAGATTGATGTCAACGACATTGCTTGCGAGCTCGATGTCAGCGACATCGCAGATGAACTTGATCACGCCAAGGTCGCAGACGAGATCCGCCTCGACAATCTTGCCGCTGAGATCCGCCTTGACGAGCTCAGCCGCGAGATCGACTACTGCCAGCTGGCCGAGCAGGTCTCCTTCGATGACCTTGAAGCCAAGCTCGATTACAGCCAGATCGCCAAAGAAGTCGCCATCTTCCTGTCCCGTAAACACCTCCGCTTCCATGACTGACCCCGCTTTCAACCTCGCTCAACTCGAGCACAGACCCAACTGGTACCAACACCTAGACGCCGTGGAAAACGCCATCGCAGCAGAAGATGAGCTCTACCGCATTCGCTGGCGGGCCGGCTGGACCTGCGACGAGGGCGGCTGGTACGCACCCGACTGCACCCATGAGTACGACTGGATCCTCTGCGGGTATCCCTTCCCAGAGGAACCTGGCTATCAGGAATGGGCCGATGCCTTCTGGCATTACGAGCGCCTCGACAGCGAGCAGCACGCCGATCCCGCTGGATCTAGCGTTAACGCTGAGTCGCACAGCCACCCTGAATAACCACGAAGCCAACCAGCGCGCGCAGGTTCCGATGTACGACCTCCTCGACATCGCCTGCGCCGCCCAGGCCGCCCTGGAGCACGAGAAGATCTCTGAAAAGGAATACGCCTTCAAGCACGTCCTCAACCGAGTCTTCGGTTACATGACTCCCGAGGCCAAGGCCGAGTTCAACGAATGGGTCGACCGCAAGGGTTGGCGCGCCAAAGAAACCATCATCCTCTCGACTACATGAACCTTGACCAGATCCGCGCGTCAGTTGACGCCGGGCGCACCGTCTTCTGGCGTCATAAGTCCTACCGCGTCGTCAAATCACCCGACGCTGACGCCTACCTCGTCTGCCACAACAACGGTCAGTGCTTCTCCATCACTGGCCCCGACGGCAAGACACTCCTCTGCAACGAAGTCGACTTCTCACTGAACTGAGATCGCCCATGGATCTGACCCTTCTCGCTGGGCGCTACAACGCCCTCAGCAACGACGCCTACCACGCCTTCAGGCGCTCGGCTGAGAGCGGAGAAGATCCATGGACCGCAGCCATCAACGCAGCCAGAGTTCCCGATGACGAGTGGTCGCGCTGGAATGATCCGCCGATCCTCCTGCGTGACCACAAGCCCAGGGCCTGGCGCGTTGATACCGACTTCATCGACATCCTCGAGATCCCGTCCTTCCTCTCGCTCATCGAGTGCCAGCGGCTGATCGACGTCATCGACTCCTCGCTCAGCCCCTCACTCGTTACCCACGGCCCAGACGACTACCGCACCAGCTCCACCTGCTATCTCGATAGCGCCGATCCTGACCTCACCACCCAGCTTGACCAGCGCTTCGCTGATCTGCTGGGTGTCCCGCCCAACTTCTCCGAGTCACTGCAGGGCGCCCGCTACGACAAAGGCCAGTACTTCAAGGAGCACCACGACTGGTTCGACCCGCACCACTACACCTGGCTCGAGCACGGCAACCTCGGCCAGCGCACCTGGACCGTCATGGTCTATCTCAACACCGTGGAGCAAGGCGGCGAGACCTACTTCCCTGAGATCGAGCGCGCCTTCGCCCCCATTGCCGGCACCGCCCTGGCCTGGAACAACCTCTACGAAGACGGCACACCCAACGAGGACACCCTGCACGAAGCACGGCCCGTCCTCGCCGGACGTAAATACGTCATCACCAAGTGGTTCCGCTCCAGGCCTGCTGCCTAGCAGCCGCGCAGGATTGCCTTGAGGAACCAGGCAGCCTTGCTCGCTGCCGCCACCAGCTCAGCCATGTAGTTCGCCACATCGATGGCGCCCACCTGCTGAGCGCTCGGCTCGATCTGCACCGCCAGGTCAGCCAGGTCGTCCAGGTTCTTCAGGTACACGGCAAGCATCTCCTTGCCGTTGTGCGATTCCACGTTCTGGAAGCAGGGCAGCGCATCCTTCAGGCCGCATGCACACATCGGCATCCAGAAGTCCTGCGCCCGCACGAACTCAGCAACGGTGTCGAACTGCTCGAGATGCGCCTCGTACTGGCCCTTCAGGAACTGGTGCACATCTAAGAAGTTCGCACCCTCATAGTTCAGGTGGATCAGATGGCTCTGCGTTTCCATCTCCTTGAGGAACGCCGCCAGCATGATCAGCTGATTCACCATGCCAGCGCAGGGATTGCGCAGCTCATCAGCCTCTGCCACCACGATCGCCATGGGCTCTTGACCATGGAGCATGCCCTGCATTGTCGTTCGCTCTGACCGCCAGAGCACACTCTATCCAGCCCCGCCAGGCAGCCCAGATCTGGGTTGTCAGGTGGGGCTTTTGTTGTGCACCGCTTCAGCAGTGCATTCAAGTGACCTGTCATCAGCATGACTTCTGCTCTCACTCCTGCCCACTCCGACCACGAACTCACCGAGATCCCGGCCGATGGGCTCTGCCCCGCCAGCCCTCAGCCCAATGTCAAAGTCCTCGGCATCGACAACGGCCGGCTCTACTTCTATTCCGAAACCCCAGGTGGTACCAGGGATTACCTACCTGAGGGAGCCTGCGCGATCTACGGCGCCATCCTCGATGCCTCCGTTGCCAAGTACGGCAAGGCCGGCGAGCGCAAGGGCAACACCTGGGACGCCGACCGCGACCACCTCAGCCTGCTGATCCAGTCACCGACCCTTGGCCTGCAGTACCGCCTGCTCATCCCAGCGCACGCAAGCCAAGTCTCATATCGGACTCTTCTGGGTCACCTGGTCACACTTGACCTGCGAGCCACGGCAGTCAAACTGGAAGCCAAGCCCGGCAATACGCACGGCGTCACCATCTTCAACGTCTACCTGGACCCCGTCGGCTTGCCGCAGAACCAGGTAAAGGGCAACTGGATCGGCCCCAGCACGGCCGACCTCCAGATCGCAGTTGACGCCTGCCGCCGCTCCCTTGGCCTCCCTCCTCAATTTCCCGAATGGGTGACTCCAGCATCCCCGACTCCATCTCAGGAGACCAGCTGCAGCGACTACTGAGTCGCACTCTGGAGCTGCCGAACTCCTTCGTCATCCCCGAACTCAACCTCGGGGATGGCGACGTCAGTCCTGGCGGCATCTGTGACCTGCAGGTCCCGCTCATGCAGATCATCAACCGCTCCACGCATGGGACCAACCTCATGCAGGAGTTCACCGCAGCCCTGTATCTGCTGCACTCCGTCGGCGAATGCCTGCAGCGGCGGCAGAAGCAAGCCAAGGCAAACACCGAGCCATTCAACCGGCTCAGTATGTCGGAGCGCCTCGAGATCCTCGAGGTTCTGAACGAATACATCACCGTTCACTCCGCCATTGTTCAACTCGCAGAGCGGCTACATGTCGCTTTCATGATGGGCTCCAGTCAGGAAACCATCATCAATATCCGTAAGCGACTTGGCGATGAAGCCTCTCTTGAAGAGGTCCGCAGTCACCTGATGGTCGGCGACGGCTTACTGCAATCGCTCGGTATCGAGCGCAGCACCTTCACCGACTACATCAACAAGTTCGATCAGTTCGATCACCTCAGTTAACACCCACTTCGTCCTTTCTCAACCATGTCCTACAACCTCACCAAGTCCGACCGCAAGCTGTTCCGTGGCAATGCAGCTGGTGTTGACGGCTCCATGGATACCACCTCCATGCTTGAGCTGGTCAACGGCAACTTCGAGATCATCAACGAGCCCTGCCACGGCTCTGATGGCCGGGCTTACAACGATCACCGCCTCTGGCTGCGCAGCGACAACCGCGATGCCCTCGGCCAGTTCGGCACCCTGCGTGTCCCGCACCAACCCACCAGCGTTGTCCAGCACTACAAGGACTTCTGTGCCAGCTCCGAGAAGGCCGTCACCCTCGATGTGATCGGCACGATCGACGGTGGCAAGGTCTTCTACATGGCCTCCAAGCTGCACGGC